GGAGCGGCCAGCAACAGCGGCTACCAAGGAGCGGCCAGCAACAGCGGCACTCGCGGAGCGGCCAGCAACAGCGGCACTCGCGGAGCGGCCAGCAACAGCGGCGACTACGGAGCGGCCAGCAACAGCGGCTACCAAGGAGCGGCCAGCACTTTTGGAAAACAAACTATTGCCGCCGTGTTTGGCGGAGATAGTAAAGCCAAAGCCTCTCAGGGAAACTGGATCGTGCTTTGCTATCGCACGGAAATTGATGGAGGCTATGAAATAAAGCACGTAAAATCCGCGCAAGCAGGAATTACGGAAGGAATAAAGGCTGATTCTTGGTATAAGCTTGATGCCTCTGGTAATTTTATGGAGGTTATATAATGACCCGTGAAATCTTTGTATTTGGATCAAACTTAAAAGGAATGCATGGTGCTGGCTCTGCGCTTGAAGCCTTGACAAATCACGGCGCTATCCGTGGCAAGGGAGTTGGCCCGCAGGGGAATAGCTATGCAATCCCTACAAAGAATCACTTTCTAAATGTCCTCCCAATCGACACTATTAAAAATTACGTGGATAATTTTATCGAATACGCCAAAGACCACCCCGAAGATACTTTTAATATTGTGGCTATCGGATGTGGGCTTGCTGGCTATTTACCGGAAGACATAGCTCCATTGTTTCATAAAGCGCCAGAGAACTGTATTTTACCAATAGAATTTCAGAACGCTAGATAACGCGACAGGAATTTCTGAAGACGTGCCTATAACATTAACAGGGAGATAAAAACATGAAACGTTTCATTTTTACTTACACCGGAATGATATTCATTTTCACATGTATCTTTGCTGCCGGATACAATAAGGCAGATAATGACATTGATAATCATGCAATGGCGGGATTCATCAATGCGGCTCAGTCAGTACAGCGTGAAAAGCATGCCGCAGCTCATGCGATCCATGCTAAGTGGCATCACGCGAAGCCCGCAAAGCATCAGGATATATTCACCATCGCCCTTAAGGAGCGTAACTAATGCCAACCCCCTTGGAAAACGCCTTTGCTACGCTGGCACAGCAGCATAGAGAACTGACGCAGGGCGTAGGCTTGCAGGCAATGGAGATCGCCCAAGCACCTGAAGTGTTCACGCCGCTTACGTTAGTCGTCAACAGGCATAAGCCGAACGCGAAACGGCAGCTTGCGAAAGCGCAGAAGCTAACCTTAAAACATTGGGGTGAAAATGGTTGATGATGGCAAAAAGGATAAAACCTCAGTCCTGACAAAAGAGGAAATGGACGAACGCCGCCAGCAATACTACGCTGAGAACGGCAAGCCTTATAATGCACCTATGGCGGTTTACGATAACATGCAGGGTAAGGAATAGCCATGAAGTGCGAGGCATGCAGGCAAGAGCGTGAATATTTCGTACCTGACGCGGCTTTAAACATCTGCATTCCGTGCGACTCAGCGGTAAAGCAGGAAAACTACGAGATGCGGCTAAAGTTATACAAGGATAGCCTAGAAAAACACGATTATAACGGAGAGAAAAATGCAGGCTGAAATAATGGACTTGGTTAGCATACGGCGTGAGCGTGAACAGGCGATTGAGCAGCGCGTGATCGCACACCGTGAAGAGAAATTCGTTAGTTTCGCCCGGAGAGCAGCAAAATGGAATTGGGGAATGATTATGTTGCTGGCGGCATGTGCGATGTTTTGGGGGATGATCGTATGGGTACTCTAGCCAGATGGGAAGATTCCCTGTGCAGTCTTTTGCAGGAGAAAGTCACGCACGAAAAATTGATGGATCGCGCAAGACAGATTCCGAGAGTACGGACTAATCCAGCTTCATACGCGCAAGGTGAATTGGATATGCCGATTACCGGCGAGTTTCACGATTAACGATGTTTGAGGCTGAGTGACATGGTAGCCATAAGTTTTAAGAAATGTTACGCGGAAAAAGTGGAGTCAGGAAAGAAACTGATGACGATCCGCAAAACTAAACGGGTGAAAGCTGGCGACAGGCTACAGCTTTATACCGGGATGCGTACCAAGGGCTGCCGTAAATTGCGTGATGCCGTATGCGTTGCTGTGGATTCAGTTTCTATAACGCCTGATGGCCCTTTCTTCGGGCAACCGGGCTGGTGGCCGAAGGATAAGAACGTATTCGCAGAGCGTGACGGATTTCCAACTTATGTAGATATGTACGCCTTCTTTAAGCGCGAATATGGATATGAAGAACCGGATTATATTTTCAACGGCTACGCAATTATGTGGAGCGCAGTAACCGAACCTAAAGTACAGGTGACAACGAATGACTGAGAACCTGCCAGCATTAACCGATCCTATTGCCAGCACTCTTGCGCTGATTGAGCGCATGGCCGTCAATAAGGACGTTGACGCCGATAAAATGGGCAAGCTGCTTGACCTTCAGGTGAAGGTGATGGATCGGCAAGCTGAGATGGATTTCAATCAGGCTTTCGCCCGGTTAGTCCCGAAGTTGCCGCGCATCAAGAAAGATGGGTCAGTAGAATACAAGGGCAAAGAGGCTTTCAAATTCGCCACCTATGAGAACATAGACGAAATAATCCGCCCATTTTTGCTTGAGGAAGGCTTTAGCTTATCCTTCACAACGGAGCCATTAGCTAGCGGCGGCTTAATCGGACATGGCAAGCTGATGCACGTAGGGGGCCATAGCGTCAAGGCGAGTATGCCCGCGCCAGTGGACACTAGCGGCGGCAAGAATGCTATACAGGGAATGGCGTCAACATTCTCATACCTTAAGCGCTACCTGACAATCATGTTGCTGAATCTGGTTTTTGAAGGCAGTGACGATGACGGCAATCGCGGCGGCATGGTATTTATTGACGACAAGAGCATTAAAACCATTGATGATCTGCTTGAAGAAACCAAGGCCGACAAAGCCCGCTTCCTGCAAATGATGGAAGTGGCCGAAGTAAGCAATATTCTCGCAAAAGATTACCCGATGGCAGTTAATGCCTTGATAGCTAAACGCAACAAAATAGGAGCAACAAAATGAGCGAAAACGCACTTGCATTGATTGAGGGTAAAAACGCCGTTGAATATTTCAAGACTGGTGGACTCAATCCTATTATCGCCAAGATACGGGAAGAGGCTATGGCCCGTGCAGTGGATATTTCCACCGATAAAGGCCGCAAGGATATTGCATCGCTGGCGCACAAGATAGCGAAGTCAAAGACCGCCATTGATAAAATCGGCAAGGATTTAGGCGCTGATATGAAAGCGCAACTTAAGCTTATTGATGCAGAGCGTGGGCGTGCATGGGATGAGCTAGAGGCTTTGCAGAAGGAAGTTCGTCGCCCGCTGACTGAATGGGAAGAGAAAGACGAAATCCGCACTCAGAAGCATGAAGCCGATCTTGCCATGATAGACCAGCTTTCTGTGTTCGTGACGGAGCCTACTTACGCAGATGTACGGAAGCGTATGGACGCATTGCAAGCCTTTCCTGATAATCACGATTGGGAGGAATTCGCACAGCGGGCGCAGAATATCAAGGATAAGTCTTTTACTATCCTAAGAGACAAGCTTGCTTTCCTGAAGAAAGTGGAAGAGGAACAAGTTGAACTAGCGCGGCTCAGAGCGGAAGAACAAGCCCGCAAGCAAAAAGAGCATGAGGAACGTATAGCCGCCGAAGCCGCAGCGAAGGCGCAAGCCGAAGCAGAGGCTAAGGCGAAGAAAGCAGCAGATGAGGAAGCCGCTCGCGTCAAGGCCGCAGTAGATAAAGCCGAGCAAGAGCGCCGTAATATTGAGTTAGAGAAACAGGCCGCAGAAGACCGGGCGCAAAAGGCTGAAAATGCTGCCAAGGAAGCTGCTAAGAAGGCGGAAGAGGCGCGCATAGCAGCGGAAGCCAAGGCAAAGCGTGATGCTGAAATCGCCGTTGAAAACGAACGGAAACGCGCCGAAGAGGTAAAACGCCAAGAGGCCGAAGCCGCAGCGAAGCGTGAAGCTGATAAGGCTCATAAAGCTAAAATCAATAATGAAGCAATGAGCGCCGTAATTCTTACCATGTCAGAAAAACATTCCGGCAATGAGACAGAGGCTAAGGCAATAGCTAAAGACATTATTACTGCCATAGCCAGCGGTAGCGTTCCTCACGTTAAAATCAGTTACTAATATGAAAATATACGATTGTCAGCAAGGCGATCAACAGTGGACTGACTTAAGGTTATTCACACCTACCGCCAGCAATTTTCATAAAATTCTGACCCCGAAGAAATGGGAGTTCTCAGCATCGGCAAAACCGTATGCCTTCAGGCTTGTGGCCCAGAAGCTTCTCAATCGCACGCTTGAATCCCTTGAAGGTTTAGAGCATGTCGAGAGAGGCAAAATGGATGAACCCAAAGCACGGAAGGCTTACGAGTTCAAAAATGATGTTTTGACGAAACAAGTGGGGTTTATAACCACGGATGACGGAAAGATAGGTTGTTCGCCGGATAGTCTTGTGGGAACCGTGGGATTGGCCGAAATAAAGTGCCCGGCACCTGAGATTATGGTTAAATACCATATGAACGGCGAAATCCTTGGTAATGACAGCGAGCCATATAGCAGCTTTGATGATGCCTATATCTGCCAAAAACAAGGACAGATGCTCATAGCCGAACGCGAATGGAATGACTTGTATGCCTTCAGTTACGAATTCCCTGATTTACAGAAACGTTTTAACCGCAATGAGAAGTTCTTAAGCGCATTAGGAAAGGCACTCCGCGAGTTTAACGACATGAAGGATCACATGCTCTCCAAAATGGAAGCCTCTGGCTACTTCGCGGAGAAACGTGAATCAATTGGTATAGCCGAGGCGGCATATCAGGATAACCTTGAAGCAATGATTGGAGCAACGGCATGACCGAAGGAAAAACTATCTATTGCATATTCGATACGGAAACCACGGGCCTGATCGACCGCAAGAAGAAACTGGATGATCCATCACAGGCGCGTATCGTGCAACTCGCTGCCCTTTTGTGCGATGAACAAGGCAATGACCTTGAAGAATTAAACCTTATCGCAAAGCCTGATGGCTGGACGGTTCCTGAGTTTGTCGCCAGCATTCACGGTCTGACTACCGAGATATGCGAAGCCAAGGGTGTGCCGATGCCTGAGATTCTGGCGAAGTTTAACGCCATGAAAGCCAAATGCACTGACAGGGTTGCGTACAATATCTCGTTCGATAAGACGATGCTGATGCGCGAGGAACTTGCCTACGGCATAACGCATGACTCAGAGAATAAAACCTCTCTATGCGTCATGGAGATGGCAAAGCCTATTTGCAAGATGCCAGCAACGTCAAAAATGAAGGATTGGGATATAAACACCTTCAAGCCTCCGAAACTCAAGGAAGCATATAAATACTTCTTTGGCGAAGAGTTTGAACGCGCCCATGACGCCATGAACGATGTACGCGCCTGCAAGAAGATATTTTTCCATATCGGAGAAATGCAGGGATGGATTAAATCAAAGAAACCCGAACCGTTAGGAGAAGCCTCCAATGGATAAACGCCTAATTTCTTCAATCACTAAGAGCATTGAAAAGCTTGATAAGAAGATTTCTGCTAATGATGCTGAGAACTTCGATCTGAAAAACAAGCGCGAGAAATTTCAGGAGATGTTGGAAATGCTTTCTCCCGCTTCCGATCCCCTCCCGCAGGAGTCTGACATAGCTCCTGTAACCTTACCGGAGCCGTCTAATGAGGCGGTTCCGGCCTTTCTCAAGCACAAGGAATAACCGCAAGGGTGCGCCGGTCATGGCTACGTGGTGTAGTCATGGCATAGTGAAAGACGGCGCACCCGACTACACAACTAGCAGTTCTGAAACCAAGGAGATTTATGAAAAAGCCAAAAAACAATAAACAGACTTTACCGCCGCTTATTGAATGGGCGGTTATCGTGCAGGTTAGCCCTAAATATTCTTATGGGTCAATCACAACTCATGCATTTCCGTTTCTTACTCATGCAGATGCCTTGGCAGCTTATCGGCTTTTGCAGGGATGCCTAGAAGAAACCGATAATCAAATGGGCGAGAAAAAGACCGTGGCTATTGGGATAGAACACGCAGCGGGAAGAACTTCGCTAAAGAAGCATGAGATTTTTAGCGTCAATCTTTCGGATCAGTATTTCAATATAGACCAGCTTAAAGCCCTTAAGAAGCGTAGCGCAACCAAGTAGCTGTAGGGTCAGAATATGCCGAAACGATTTAAAGTTTTTAGAAATATAGACATCCCACTTAAACATTCTAACTGGAATAAAAACTCTAGGATTGCCGTTCTCAGGAGAATGAAAAAAGGCGAGAGTGTATTTATTACTACGGTCGGCGGTTTATACGGAGAAGCGCGGGCCGAAGGTATAGAAATATGCTCTAGGAAAATTGGTAAGAAAATAATGGTATGGCGGTTAAATTAGCTTCTTACAGGTGTAATAAGTGTTCACATAAATGGGAGTTGCCAGTGATTATGAAAGACGCAAGAGGAAAACTTTACAATCCGGCTGATTGTTGCCCGCAATGTGGAAACATCTATTTCACTTGGACGAACTTCAACGAAGCCGAGAATTGAGGAACAATCGACCACCATAGTCTTAACCCCTCACGGAGTATAAGACCATGCTAAGGATAACAACGATCATGATTTTACTTTGCACAAACGCCTACGCCGATGGAGATAACGGAGCGATTGCGGCAGCGCAGCAGGCAGCATCGGCTATGCATGATGCGGTAGCGGGGGATGATGACGACTGAGGAAAAGATACTGGCATATCTAAAGGCTGATGCAAAGAAACGCGGAATGCCTAACAAGATATTTCAGGTGGTTTGGGAACGGCAGGCTAGGGAGCTTGCCACCCTACTGGATAATGGTATGGTTTAACAATTAACGGTAGGGCAGACAATGAAACTTTACAGTGTAAGAATTCCAATCGCCGGGCATGCGCTAATTGATGTTCATGCCGAGAATGGGGAAGATGCAATTAAGAAGGCTTTTGCATCAGAAATCACCAACGAGAATATCGAATCGTGGGACACTCTGAAGCAATTTACTAAAGGCAATGTTTGTTTCTGCCCGCAGCCTTGGCAGGCAGAGGCGACACTCGAAGATGACGAAGATTAACCAGCTAACACTTCAGGAGGGTAAAATGGGACTGAGTATTTTGATAATGTGGAAGACGCTAGATTTCGTGTTCCGCAAAGATTTCCCCCGTCACCGCTAGTAAATGTAGGGAAACCGATGATCTGGAAAATGATGCATAAACTTTTTGGGTGGGAATATGTGCTCCTTGTTTTATGCGATGGGGATAGAGTCTTGCGTCGGGCTTATCAGCTTGGAGGTCACTGGTGGGCAAATCCGTACCTTTCAGAAACACGTACTATACTCAATGCCGATGGATCAACAACTGGCCAATGCTACGTGAATTGTTGGATGCCAATCACTAAAATTATGCAGGAATATTTTAAACCCAACCAGCCGAGGGATTTGGGTAATGAAGATAACAATTGAAGGCCACGAAACCGAGGTAATAAACAAACTCGCTGATAAGATTGGTTGGATACTCAATGGAGCAGGAGATGATGAGCCGAATTTTTCCGTTAAATACAGCAACGGCTCAGTGCGTCCGAATGCTTACAATAAGGGACAGGCGTTAATTGTTGTAAAACATACAAAGGGTTCTGACCATGCAGATTAAAGACTTTCTTCCTTGGATAAGATTCCGCGAGGGCGGCGATATGCCCTACCCGGATTACTGGTTTATCCGCATTCCTCTTTTCGTAGGGCAAATAAATATCAAGCCCAAGCGTGGGAGGCTTTTCTCTGAGCGTAATGGCTATAGGCTTGGGTTCTGCTTTGCAGGTTTATATGTGTGTTGGAGGTACTGGTATCATGACTGAGAGCAACGATTCGCTGAATGCGTTACCGCACGAAGAAAAATACCCCTTCCTTGGAGGTATCTACTTTCCCATTCTTCAGCAAGACGGCAGCCGCCAGATGATAAAAATCAGCAACGGCGATCTGCCAAGCGATGTGCATTTCCTAGCCTACCTCCGCCAACACGATAGACAGATAGGGCCAAACTCATGACGGACTCCAAAGATACATTGATTGAGAGCGTAGCTAAGATTATCTCCCCGCATAGCTGGAAAGAATTAGGTAAACATGAATGGCACGCGCCGACTATAGAAAACCACAAATGGGCAAAACAGAAGTCCATTCAAGATGCCAGAGAGATACTCGCTCTTGTCGCCACTAGTGAGATGCTTGGTGACAAAGAATTAAAACAGATCGAAACTCAAATCACTCATGAGCGCATGTGCATCAATGGCCGCTGGTGGATTCCTGTGGATGGTGAGATAGCAAACCCGAAGCGGGAAATCTGTCGGGTTACGGAGCGAGAAATATCGGAGGCTGTTTTGCGCGGTAACATCAAATATTGGGCTGATGCAAAAGCGCAAGACCATGCTTACCAAAAATGGAAGGCCGCGAATTTTGAAGGAAAGGAGCCGCAAATATCTCAAGGCTCTTTGCCTGATTACATTACGCGAGAGGTTAATGTCGTTGTATTTAATCCAACAGAAATAGAAGTACAGGAGGGTGAAAATGGTGGCGTTTAACTTTCAGAAGAAATTTGCCGATGCAGTCGAGAGTGGCGCGAAGCTACAGACCATACGCCAGAAACGCCGCTGCAAGGCTGGTGATGCAGTGCAACTCTACACTTGCCAGCGAACGAAGAACAGCCGCAAGCTACGTGATGCGGTCTGCGTGGCCGTTGATTCTGTTACCCTCACAAAAGATGGGCCATTCTTCGGACAGCCGGGGTGGTGGCCGAAAGACAAAAACGTATTTGCGGAGCGCGATGGTTTTAAGAGCTATCAGGAAATGTGGGATTGGTTCTTCGTCACCTATCAAAACGAGGAAATCTTTAACGGCTATGTTTATCTATTCAGCGCAAAGTCACCGGATTCTAAAGTTCAGGAGGGCAAGTGAAGCGCATCCCGATAAAAGCAGCCAAAGCCATTGCCGAAGAGTATGGCTACGATCAGGTGATGATATATGCCCGCAAGGTCGGTGAGCCTCCTGCCGAGCATGGCGAACACATGACAACCTATGGCGTCACGAAAGAGCATTGTAGTGCTATGGCGCGAATTGCCTCTTATCTGCAAAACAAGATCATGGGGTGGAACACAACTAGCTCAACCGTCGCGGTAACGGAGAAGAAAGAATGATAGTTTGTATTTGCGGATCGCGTGGCTTTACTGACTATGAGCAAATATGTGCCGTCTTAGCTACCACGCATATCGACAAAGTAATAAGCGGCGGCGCTCACGGTGCCGATAGCCTTGGAGAACGGTATGCAGAGGAACATGGTGCAGCATTAGAGATTATCAGGCCGCAGTGGAATAAGCATGGAAAAGCCGCAGGTATGATACGCAATCGGCAGATGGCGGATATGGCCGACCATGTCTTTGCCTTCTGGGATGGAAAAAGCCCCGGCACGAAGGGCATGATTGATTACTGCAAAAGTAAGAACAGACCAATTGAAGTCCACCTGTACGAGTATTCGGATAACGAGAAGAAATGAGGGCTTTAGATTTATTCTGCGGCGCGGGTGGGGCAAGCATGGGGCTGCATCTAGCAGGGTTTGAAGTAGTTGGCGTGGATATTAAGCCTCAAAAGAATTACCCCTTTACATTTGTGCAAGCGGACGCGATGAAACTGCCACTTCGCTTGTCGGACTTCGATTATATCTGGGCTTCTCCACCATGTCAGGAATACAGTGTCACAAAGAAACTGAGGAAAGCCATTAGTAAGAACGAATATCCCGAAATGATAGAACCTGTACGCACCATGCTGAAAAGCAGTGGAAAACACTATACCATAGAGAACGTGCGCGGAGCGCCCTTGCATAACGCTATAATGCTTTGCGGAACTATGTTCGGGCTGCGGGTACTGCGTCACCGCCTTTTCGAGAGCAGCTTTTTGGTGCTTGCGCCAGGCCATCCTCCACATAGAGGCGGTACTAATTCCTCTAGGGGGTATTCCACGTATGCAAACGGGGCAAAATACATTTGTGTCGCTGGGCAGAACTATATCCGCACAGAAGGCGCAGCAGCTATGGGCATAGATTGGATGACAAACCGGAATGAATTAAGTGAGAGCATACCTCCAGCTTATTCTAAGTTTATCGCAGAAGCTTGTATTAATCAGCTAAAGCCTTCTTCAGATGCACCTCGTCATCCGAAATATGAGAATATATCTTTGCCAGCATAGAGCCGTCAGTATGGCCCATGATGGCGGCGACGGTGAGGTGGTCATGCCCCTGAATCAATTTGCGCGTCCCAAACCCATGACGGGCGGCATAGGCAAACATGCGCTTGCCAGTCTTGCGCGAGATACGGATAAAGCGATTGCACACGCTGTATTTTGTCCAAGCATCGCCGCGCTTATTACGGAACAGTGCGCCTTCTGGGTTAGCAGCCAGCAGTCTCGTGATGATTTCGAGGGCTGCACCTTGCAGGTAGATAATGCGCTTCTGTCTCTTGCCCTTGCTCTCTTCAGCAGGAAATACAATGCGCTCCCGTTCAAGCTCCACATGTCGCGGTTCGATGGCTCTCGCTTCCTGCGGGCGGCAACCGGATGTCCAGATGAACACCACGAAGTCGTGGAACGGATCGCTTTGTGGAACATGCGAAAGCACTTCCTGATAGTCCTCTGGCTTCATGTATATCTCGCGGCGCTTTGCTGGCGGTTTCTTCATGCGGGCAAGCGGGGTGCTTTCAATATGGCCCTGCTCAATGCCCCAATTCCATACGCGCTGCACGGCTACGATAGCGCCTCGCGCATAGGTGCTGCCCCAAGTCGTTTTGCTATCAACCCACTCCGTAACGTGGAAAGGCTTGATAGCCGTAGCGTCCAAATCGGCAATGCCGGGGTGCTTGATGAAATCTTTGAGATAACCATTGTACCATTCGCACGAACGCGGCGCACGATGCTTCCCGCACCAAGCGGAGTATTTGGTAACGAGTGCGTTTACTGAAAGTGTGTTTTCCATGAAGTTTAGTGTAGACAAACCGGCAACGAAATGCTAGACCTGTGTCCTAGATAGGCAACGTAATAATGACAAGTCATGGATAAACGAACGAAAACTAAGATGCAAAATGCTCTGAAAAAGCAGATTAAGGCACATAGGAGCATGTCGAAGTGGGCAAAAAAGAATGGTTTTCACAAGTCGTACATATCGAGAGTGCTTAGAAACGAGCGTGAGATAGAAGAGAGATTATGGGAAGCGCTTGGATTTGAGCAGTTCTGGAGATGGAAACCGATAAAGCAACCGAAGTAACTATATGGCTAACTGGCAGGCAATAGCGACGGCTCCGAAAGATGGCACTAGGATTAAGGCCAAGCGTGGCTATGTGCCGCCGCATAATCGCTCGAACGGGAAGATGCGCTATGAAACGCATATTACATGGTGGGGCAAGACTTCCCATGTTCCGATGTACGGCTGGTGCTACGGGCGCGATGTCGAAAATATCAATTTGTGGCAGCCTGAAAGCTGGCAACATTTAACCGAGTAATGAGTGGTATATGACTAAAGGCCCGCTAAGAAAAATAGTAAGAGTTGTCCATCACGCGGATAGTATTTACGGAAAGCAGCGTGTGGAGCTTGAGTGTGGGCATGAGGTTAGTGTTTCTAGTGGCGCGATCTATAAAGGAAGATGCCGCTGGTGCAAGAAAGAAACAGAACAAAAAGCGTAACCAATTACTTATAGGGTGAGAATATGGGGATGGATATAACACTACATTGCGCGATGTGCGGAGCTACCCATGAATTTGATGTTCCTTGCGATGAGGGTGATCCGGGTAAGAAATTGCGCGATATTATTGAAGAACAGGGATGGTTTTGCCAGCTTAACTATCCGAACTTTGATATTTATTGCAGTAAGAAGTGTGCAGCTTAACAACAGAACGTTCACTTCTGAAAGGTCTTATGAGCAAAAGCGGAAATTATAATCTTGGGGAGATTGAGAAGCGCGATCATCTTATTCAAACGCTTGTCGAGGCTTGCGAAGCCGCTATTGAGCTTATTCAGGCTGATTACCCGGAACCAGACCAAAGCAGCGGAGAGCTTATAGACAGAGGAAAGCCGCGCAAGGTCTTTAAAATGCTTTGCGATGCTGTTGGTGATGCACAATCGCCATTAGATTAACGAACTGTTCCTTGGGGTGTGTATGAAGGCAAACTTAGAGTGGATAAATCGGGAATGGAATACATGGAAGCAAACTGGCCCCGGCAAAGCGCATACCCCTTACCACGCTTATGATTTACAAACGGAGTTCGAGCATACAGCAAAACTATTCGCGGCTCATTGCATGGATGCTTTAATGAAACAGGCCGCACCTACCGTATGCCGCGATATAGACATTGACGACGGCGCTTAACCAACAATCAAATCAGGGATCAGTCGCCTAAACGTACACTGGATGACTCGGGGGCCTAAGTATTCTAGATTCTGCTTAGGAGTGATGACCGAAAACTAAAACTTGGGTGCGTGACAGGCGGGAGAGACCCCACAACGCTAGCAACTGTTCTGAAGGGTAATTTATGAGCCAAGTCCCATTCGCTACAAAGTCCGATGAAGATCATATCGTGTACCGGCTGCTTGATATGGGGTGGAGCATGAGTGAGATCAATGACGGCTTTGCACATCAGGCTAAGTCTAACGGCGATTTCACGGTCGATTCAGTCATTGCAGCCATGCGGGAATTGTCCAAAATTAAACACCAACCAAAGGAGAAGCCTATGCAGCCCCATCAAGAGCGAGTCGTTACCGAGAAAAAAGAACTGGACGAAAAAATCGACAAGCTATCGGTTTTTATCAAGGGGGATATTTACAAGGCTCTTCCGGGCGCAGAGCAGATGCGGCTCAATGTCCAACTTCAGGCAATGAATGGCTATTCCAATGTTCTTGGCGAACGCATTGCTGCGTTTCCCAAATAACTGGTTCGGGAAATGAGCATTGTACCTGTTTTTAAGCATAGAGGTTTTGAGGTTTACCTTAAAGATAAACTTACAGGAGAAGAGAAAATTGCATTAAGGGAATATCTTGATTACCTACGCGATGGTGAGTGCAATCCTTGCGAAGAAAAGATTATCTCGATAGCCGATACAACCAACAACTGAGTTAGATAACATATGACAAAATACACTATAGAACGCTATCGGAACGGTAAAAAACTTGGTGCTATGATCGTAGAAGCGGATACCGCCAAACAAGCGCTAGAAGAAAACAAAAAACATTTCCTTATCCACGATGAGGAACACAAAGATGATATTTGGGAAATTCAAGAGGACTTTTGTTAACGCTACTATATGTACAGTTTTATGTCTGTCTCTAGCTTAGTAGCTGCATCTGGGCACATTAAATCGTGTAGCCGGGTGAGTCTGCCGAATAGAACGAATAAGGCAGGTCTAGGGACAGACGCCAACCATATCGGGTTTCAGGAGTAGTATGGGAAAGATAAAACCGATACCCAAAAAACAACTCGAACAAGAGTTTCAGGAATGCGTAAAAGCAGCCTGCGTATCTCTTGCCGAGATTTGCTATCAGCGTGTGATGCGGAATCCAGAGGAAGGGATGCGTTATCTATCAGACTTGGCCCGTTCACTAGACTGTAAACTCACTGCGGATATGAAACTCGATAAACCAAGATAATATATGGAAAACAGAATCAATAATACGGTGATCGCTCCTGCCGCCATGATCCACAAAAGCGGTTACGGCAACACTTGCAAATGCAGAGCGAAGCGGGCCTATAGCGAAGACTTTGATGCTTATTATTGCCCGAAGTGCAACTGGTGGCTTGAGCCTCAGTGTAAAGATGAAAAATGCCTTTTTTGTGCGGTACGGCCTAAAAGACCGCCAAGACTAAACCCAAAGGGAGTGTGATATGCCAGAATCACCCAATAAGCTGTTGGGATGCCCTTTCTGTGGAGAAGGCAGAAGCCAAGTATCGCTATATCAGGATGATTACGATCTCTGGACGGTCGGATGCGGCGCTTGCGGGAGTCACAGCGGGAAGGGCAAGAATAAGACCGCTATCGTAAACCTGTGGAATCGCCGTCACGATCAACAGCACAAGCATTCTGATGCTGTCATGCCTCCACAGACAGAAGAGGCCCGTAATAATTTCGTGAATTTTGTTGGAGGAGGTTGCGGTATAACTACTAAGACTAGCGTTGTGAAAGAGGAAGAAGACAAGAACCCTACGCCTTGGATGGAAATATAATGTACGGATTTGTGGTTATGGCTTGGCTATTAACTCCTAATTATATAGCTCCATTCTCTTCTATGGAAATCTGCAATTCTGCTAAAATAGAATATGAAAAAATTACAATGAACAGTGCGATATGTGTGAGGGCAAAATGAGTGCCTATGATACTATATTGCCGTGGAATGTATTTAGTGTAGATTATATAAAATCCTTCGTATGGAAAAGACAACAAACTCCCATGACGGCTATATGCCTTATTATAAAATGTGTTCCCGTTCCACCAGAGTTACCTTATCTTGGTGGATAACCCATCTGAGCGTTCAGTGAATCTTGCTGAGTAGGAACACAGTCAGTGAATAACCGAGCGTAGCGCCGATGCCCCAGAGAAACGCATCGAAAACCTTCATTATTAAGTCCATCACTTTGTCTCCTTTTTATCTGGCGATACCAGATCGGTTATGTGAGCCGCAAGCCATGTGTTCACCACAAGGATGTATCCCTGCGTTTCGGCGTCAATCGTGATGCCGTAGTGACTCGCCACGGACATTGCCGCCTTGGAAAGTATCCCGGCAGCAGCACCGATCAGCAGGTTTTTATCGGGCAACAAGTTTGTCATTTTCCGCATCCTCTAAAAGTTGGCATGAAACCATAACGGCTTGTATAGCATGAATATCCTTATCCGGCACAAGGTTTCCTGCGATAGGCTCTGAGCCTATCTGCATCAAAGCACGCGGATGCGAGGCCCATGAGGGTAATTCCAGAACTATGTCCGAGTCGCCTTCAGGATCGGTATTGCGCGTCAGGGTGAAATCCTTAATGGGTTCCAGCAGGTCTATAGTCTTCTGCGTACAGGAACGGGGAGGCTCAAATCCGGTAATGGCGAGCCTCCAGCCGGGGAATCCGTCATGTAAGAGCAATCCGGCCTGATAGATGCCCCTAGGGCATGAAAGGCTATGCAGTATGAAGCGTATTGGCTTTATCTGGGGAAGATATGGGTGCAGAGCGTTGTTGAAGTCATCAGCACCTAGGCTAAAGCCGTATGGAATGGTTCCAAGTACTGGATGCTCAATCGGCAGTAGGGATTCGGCATCACGCCACCAATCCTGTTTTGTGCGACTTCCCGGCATGACAACAAGAAATTCATCGGGAGTGTCTTTTAATAGACCGTCAACGCCGCTTATAGATAGTTTCTTATCGAATTTCTCAGGACGGTAATAGCAATCGTACTGCCATTCTGCGGCGCGGGTTAATTTCATGTGGCCCACGTAAAGCTAAAAATGCACGGCTCTTTATCATCAAGGCACTCAATGCCGCTGCCAGAGCAACCCGACAGCAGCAATGATAGCAGAAGCCAGCGCATTACGGAGCGGTGGTAGGCGCGGGCGTCGGCGCAGGGGTAGAAACGGGCGGTTCGTCCACCTGTCCCTGAATGTCGGTAATGCCAGCCTGAACAGCAGCGATTGCCGTAAGTACGGGGGTGAAGTCTACCACGGGAGCCGGAATAACCGGAGGTGTGGAAACGGCGGCAAGGATCGCGTCAACTTTCTGTTCGAGATTCATAAGGAGCCTTTCTATTCGTCTGAGGTTCATATTAAGCGGCGGGAGGGGTGATTGTCGGCAGATGCGCCACAAGCTTTGCCTTGAGGAATGATGCCACCAGATTGATGAAAACAGCCTGCGCAGGCGCATCAAGCGTGAGAACCTGAAGCTGCACGTTCTTCGCGGCCTGAAGCACCGTGAGGAAGTTCACGGAAGGCGATTCGAGCGTAGTGAGAAAATTCACCAGCGTAGGCCCGACAACGGCAAGTTCTGCGTCCGTGATCTGCTGGCCAAGGCTAGGCGTAGTGACGTTTGTTGCTGTACCCATTGGTTTTACTCCTATGTTAAACTGTAATATCTTTGCTAATTTCCACACCGTCTGAATCCTCCATATCGTCCGTGAGTTTTACGGTTTCGTCGGGATTCCCCGGCTTGGCGGTAATTTTAACATTACCAACAGGCTCAAGCGGCTTCGGCTCTCCTGCCATATCGCTTGCAGTGGTATCCGGCGCGAGGGTGATAATTTTTACTGAGTCCGTCATGTGGTAATTCCTCCTGCATCCTTATAAGCTGCTAGTAATGTAGCATATTTTTGTGTGGTCTGTCCATACTCCGATGAAGGGAAGCTTGCCCACCTGCTTGAACACTTTGCCACCGCAGTCTGTAAATCACCCGCCTTGATGTCTCCTATTGCATTACATTCAAGTATCATCTGGATAGCGGTAGCATCCTGAGAATTATGGCCGAAATCAGGCAGACTAAGCTGAGTTTTATAAGCGTCATAATAACGCTCCAATATCTGATAACGTCCTGCGGCTGTTGAATATAATCCGTTACCTAAATTAACAACTATGCGCGGGTGATCGGCATATCCATAGAAAGTAGTTCCGCCAACTAAAACATCATACCCATCGTCTTGTGTTTCAGGACAGGTTTTCGTCCCTTCTGATACCGCTATCATTGAGAGAAACGCCGATATATTCAATGTCATTTATGAAACCACCCTATCGCCGCCATGATGCAGCCGCCTATGAAAGTGCCAAATATGCCTGAAGCCGCGACCGCTCCTTTACCCTTGTTCTTCGTGTCGTAAAGGTCATCAATCTTTGGCTCTGCATCTTTTTTCCATGTCATAAGTTCAAGCAAAGCCTGATGATGTAGGGTATCGTCCTTAATGTGCGCCTCCATGGATGCAGCAGCATCCTTGCTATCCTGCCTCATTTCCGCAAACACCTTGAGGAATTCAGCCCTGCTTGCGGCAGCAGATACATTCTGGTCATTTAATGTGCGCGTAAGGCCGTCCACCACTCCGATGAGCTTGCCAAGCGCAAGTGCAATAGATTCAGGTGCGTCAGTCATATTATTGTTCACCCCTGCAACCTTCTTTCACATAAAACATAAAAAGTCCGTTGTTAACCAGATTCGTTGTTCATTGTGTAAACATAGCGTAGCAGGTGAATGGAGTGGTGATCGTATTACCAATGGCAATTTGCAGAATATCACCCGGCCCCAGAAGTATAAAGGCATTTCCATTACTATCCGTAGGTAAGCCCACAAATGGCGGTACGGGACCGAAGCTTGCATTAAGCAAAACATTAGGAATAGGAACGCTGTTACCCCCTGCGCCCGATTCACCCTGAATACCGCAAGTAGATATATTATATGCTGTACCGTTTCTGAGTATCCATAAGGATGCCGCAACGGCAGTCACCTGACCTGCGTTGTTAAGAACGGTAACGCTATTCACCTTTGCGCCGGTAGGACCGACTACAAACGGCTGTCCATTTGGGCCTAGAAAGGACTGAGGAATACCAGTGAGAGCCTGACTCCCGATAATTACCAAGCCGACTTGTGCTGATAAACTGCTATCAAACATATTTTTTCTCCTAATTCGTAATGTTACCGGCAGTGGTGTTCTGCCAGACGTTAACGGTATAAACGCGTAATTCCTGTGAAGGTCCGGATGCAAAACCGGGATTGAGCAAAAGCTGAAAATGCCGGAAATCAGCAACCCCGTAAGTCCACGGAGTTGATGATGTTGGCGGTGGGGATTGGTTTTCATATTGCGTGTATGTGACGGGCAGTTGCGGCGCAGGAGCAGGCGTCACAAACGGATTGCCGACAATCGGTATATCGTCGAGATAAAACTGGAACGATCCAAGCGCTGAAACCGTCGCCATTACTGTAGTTGTATTATCGGGGGCTGTTGTGAAACTCAGGGTCCACGCCCCAGTGGTATAATTAATCGTACCGCTGATGCCTGTGCCGGAAAGAACGCCGGAACCGTTATCTGTCCATGTCACAGGACTTCCGCTTATAATAGCGGTGCCCGCAAAGACGCCCGCTACAACTGCACGATTAATAGTCCCGCTGAAAGTTTCAGTGCTTCCATCGCCAATTATTATTGCCTGTACGCAAGGCAACCATAGACATCCGTACCTATGTGGAAGCGTCCAATCCGTATAAGCCTTGCCATCAGTCCCCAAAGGACCGTTTGACATGTTCTGGAAGAATCCAGTAGGAAGATCGTTTACACCAAAATTTCCATACCAATCGTGCAACGTCGAGGTATAGGTATTAAAAGCCGGTAGGTTTTCTTTTGGCAAATCCCACTCGAATATATCACATTCAACCCAGTGCCAGAAATTTGCAGGCTGTCCAATCCATTGCTGGTTAAGCGAGTTAAACTGACCATTAAGATTGCACATATGCTCAGTAGCGTTGAGCCACCAAGCAGGCCAACTTCCACCGCTTGCAGATTGCATGGCGGTTAATGGATTAAAGGATAAAGTAGCCTCGAAATACCCGCCGCCGCTGAAAGACGTGCCGACATAACCGGGCGATGTACTGAGTTGTCCCACAGAGCCAAATCCATTGGCTGTAGTCAGCGTCATGGAGCCGTCTGAATTAAATGTGATACCGTTATTCGATCCGGGGTTTCCGAAGAAATTAAACGCATACATCTTGAATCCGGATGCGTATGTTAAGTTGACATCAACATTTGCCGCCGAGAAATTCCGGTTCATGGAGAAGGTATTAAGATCATATCCGGTAGCTTTTGCAGCAGCAGGCTGTACTGATCCTCCGAATCTTGGATTCCTGATCATGCGCCGCTCACATAGAAATTACCGTTTCCATCAGTGACAACCATGGCTAAATCTGCACCTTGAGCCTTTGTAGTGCTTGATCCTGTCGTGCCGTTCTTGGTAATCTGATCCGGGCTGGTAAGGGCGATAGTCGCTATGCCATCTACGGAAAACACATAAATTCTTCCATTAGGAGAAAGCGTCGTGCTCAGAGGCAACGTGAGAGTTTCATTTCCAGAGATGAGACAGAAAGCATTTCCCGCAGTAAAGTCCTGTTGTGTCACCGCCGTTGCGCCAGTGACCAGAATCGTATCGGAAACAGGCACCGAATAAATAAACTGCACGCCATCATAGTAAAGCCAAGCCGGGCCTTTTACGATCTCGCCGCCAACCAATGTCAGGATATTACCGTAGGCATCAATAACCTTGATGGGTTTTGCTGCCAACGCGCCGACGACATAATTAGCCGCGCCGGGGTTGGCTTGCGGAAAATCCACATAGAAAACCTGACCTGCGTGGAGTCCCGTGGGTAACGCCTGAATAGCGGCGGCGGCTGACGTAAAAACACCGGGGGAGCCTGCCGCAAAGGTAGTAACTCCGGTCGTATAAATGGGGCTGGTAACAACTTTTGCTATAAGTTTATTGATGACGCCTATGCTAGTGCCGCCACTAGTAGGAATGACGGTCTGGTAATCAGTACCACTTACTCCACCATTTCTTATGGTTGGTATTTTATCAGTTGCAGAATTATAATTTCCACCATCAGGCAGAGTGCTCAATTTTTGTATATTTCCCATACATTTCCCATACATTATATAAACGGATATGCCTGCACTGGCGGATTTGACTGAAGCTTTGTGCCGTTTATGGAAATGCCATAATGATTCGGTCCCCACTCAGGTTCACCCGCGCTATTACCAAGCAAAGGCAAATAGGCCACTATTGAGGCTGGTTCTATTTTTAAAGGAGATTGCCCTTTAACAAGAGAATTAATTTCATTGGTTGTTAGAAACTTATTATTCCAGAAGGTAAATTGAGAAAGAATCCCGCTTAATCCACGGTCGCTTGCTGACCTATTACCAATATAAACATTAATTCCGGCGGTTCCCTGAATAGTACCAACAGGAGGCGTCAGAGTTATTGTCGTTCCCTGAACTCCATCAATCCAAAAAGTCGGGACATTAGAAGTGCTAGATTGATCATATTCTACGATAACAGTATGCCAAGAATTAGTCGAAGGAGCGGAATTGGCCGTAAATACTCCTGCTGTCGTAGAGAACGGCGCTTGAATCTCCATAAGACTTGTCGCAGAAATTTCCAATAAATTAGCATTTGCTGTCCCGCTCACTCCGCCACCATCAAAAATTCTAGGGGCAGTCCCGATTGCAAAATTATTACTCCAAAACCAACAGAAAAATGTATATTTTGTTGGCCATGGAAAACCATTTAATACCAAATCATCGCTGGTACTCACGCCATAGGTTGCACCAAATCCTCTCGCCATTACTCAATCACCTCCATCCAGCGCGTCATGAGAATCTGCGCAAGAGTCCAGTTGGTGTGATTGAAGGTAACGGCGACGACAGAAACACCATCGGCGGTTGGAACGCCAGATAAGGTGGTTTTAGAAATAATATACTGATCGGCGGTCCAAGAATTAAGCGTAACCTGAGTATCGCCCGTAAGTGTCGCGGCGGATGGCGATGCCCCACTGCCAACTACGGCATCCGATACGGTATATTGCGCTTCATTGGAGCCTGTATAATTGGCAAGAGCATAGCTGACCAACTTAAGTGTTCCTGCCGGTATATTGGGTGGAAGCTGGAAGCGCATCTGCAAAACAACATCGGCACCAAGAGAAGCAACAACTCCCCAACCAGCATCATAAGCGGAAGCATTGCCACCAGAGCCTGCGTAAACATAGGGGAAGAGATTACCAGAGGTATCGGTGGTATAAGTGCTGGCGGGGAGAGCTATCCATGTGCTTTTTCCTATGCTCGTTCCGCCACTACCACTGTTGGATGTTGCCTTTAATACCGACATGCTTAAACTCCTTGTCCGGCAGTGAAATAAAGTTGTGAGGTTCCAGTAGATGTAATAGCCGCACATGAGAAATTTGCCTGCCCTTTAGCAAGAATCATAATCGCACCGCTTAATACGGGTGTTGCTCCTAATGTTCCTGTCGTAGAGGGCACAACGGCTGTAGCTGTCGTAGTGGCGAATGCAACAAAGGCGGTGTTAGAGCCAGCATTAGAAATCATGACATCAGGGGCTTCGCCTGATTGTGGGAGATTAAAATTTACCGAAAGTGATGATGTGCTTGAATTTAACGGAATAGTTTCAAGTGGATTAAAATTAGGGGTTGACATGGTATTTCCTCAAATAGTTATTAAAGGTAGCGATATGGTTTTTACGACGGTCACAAGACGCATATTTCCGCTCGCATCCAGAACGGATTCGATAGACGTGACCTGAATATTGATCATGCGGTTGGAACTTGCTGGACTGTGAGAGTTCCCTGAAGAAGATTCGTCACCAAACCAGTGCCGGAAGTCATTTGCAGGTTATAAAGTCCAATTCCCGGCGTGAGTGTGGCCGTGGTTCCTCCTGATACCGCTATAGCGATAGAACCTGTAGTGCCGCCAAGCGTTATCCCGCTTCCACTACTGATAGCAATGAAAGAACTTGTGTCCGTGAGATTATAGACTGCATCAAGTGCAGCCGTGTATGCCGTCAAATCTATCGCGTTTCCGCTGGAATCAGTCCACGTAAAATTTTCAGTCCAGTCATAGCCTTGATAGATTATTGTATTATAAGGAGCGGGAAGGGTAGTCATCAAAAATCACCTGAATAAATAAGCCCCTGAGAAGCCCCGCTGATATTAAATGTTGCAGTTGATGCCGATCCGGCCTGTTCAACCGCTTGAATGAAATTGAATCCCTTAACGGGAGAGAATGACTCTTCCACAACAAGCTGACTTATATTATCAGCCAGCGTTACTGTAGGAGATGAATTAAGTGCAATAACATTAGGACTTCCGGAAGTAGCGTTAAGCAGCATTCCAATCTGCGCCCCCGCTCCGGCCACGCTCGCTGCCCCCGAACATCCATAATGTCCTTTGAACGCGGTCTGCCCTAAACCATCTATCCATGATATACGATTTGATGCGCTATTATCGGCTTCACGCCAAACTGTAGTAGTGTACGTCCAGTTAGCCGTATTATCGCGCGACATAGACGATACGGGAACGCGATTATATGCATTCCACAGGCCCACAATATTATTGCCACCGCCGTTTGCGGCAGCAGTCTTGAATTGTACGGTGCATTGACCATTACCTGATGCGTACATAGTGCCAAGATAAGTCGCACTGGCGGTGGAAACCACTACCTGAGTCGTGGTGTTATCTATCTTCATGGATATTGTTGAGGTATTCGCTGCAATGCCCTGAAGGTAGCCCACAGGCGAATTTCTCGTTGTCGCGTTAAGCCAACCGGGGCCAGTACCAAGCGTGGGCGTCGTACCATTTATGAATGCAAACAAGTCGAATATATTTCCCGAAGTCTGTGATCCGGTATGCGTAAGGCTCGTACTGCTATCTAGGACAAGCGATAATTGCGCCCCTATGCTATACGGAATCCACGAACTGCCGTTATAAATAGGGACATTGTTACCCTGATAATTTGCGTAATATATCGTCGTTCCACCGGATACGTCGGAATTCATCAGGGGAACGCCGCTAGTGAGCGTCAATCGTCCCTGCGGAATGGGAGGACTTGGAATGCTGCTTAAAGCGATTGTAGAGTTATAGAAAAGACATTTCCAGTTGCCCGATCCAAGGTCTTCCCAAATCGAAGTATCGCCCGGATTGGCTTGTATATTAGTCGCCGTAGGCAGAATAAGGCTTGTACTGTTATAGGTAAGAAGTGGCGATCCCGTAAAGCGCACATAGTAAATCGGCCTGTCAGGGCTGCCAAGCGAGCCAAAGGACGTGATAGTAGTGCTGCCCGCGATTTTTACGACATTGCTGCCAACTGCGCCAAGATTTACTGTGGATGCCGTAGTAGTTGTCAGTTCGTTCTGCGATGGTTCCCACCTGCTAATCGTCGGGCCAGTCGAATCAATGACAATCGGCACGCGCTGATTCTGCGGAATTATTACGTTACCGCTGCCGCCTGTAACTTGCGCGGTAATCGTGAAATTTCCCGTTGTCAGGTTTTCCACTACCCAGAAACCGCCTTGTGCAGGCCAGATTAAATCAATGCTGCCGGTTAATGCTCCGCTGGCATCAACCATTATGTTTTCGGCTTGCACGCCGGATAATGTGATATTGGAATTGCCTGCCGCATTTAGAGCAAGAGTGCCACCGAGATTATTATCAAGAATTGAGATAAGATTGGCGTTCTGATCAATACCCCATGTATTGATATTGCTCCCCGTTTGCTGAAGCACTAGATTCTTGTTGGCTGTGAACGAATCCGCCATCTATGCAACCCTTTTCATATCTTTATTCAGCCATTCTTTAAGTTGTTCAAGAGTACATTCGGTTATCGCGTGGATGCGTTTATCCGCTTTGCCATCAGAGAAAGCCTTGCGGTAGATAGCCAAGACTTGCGGCTTGCTCTTAAATCCAAGGAATGTCTTATGTTCATCGAAGCGTCCGGTGTCCGCGTCCTTCTGGTCTAGTATCCATACACGCTTGCTCTCAGGATTAGGCCCGATATAGCAATCTACATGGTCGCCGTCAGCGCCTTCCGTTTTACGAAAGTAGCCATAAGCCGCTGGCATACGAACTTTCCATTCTTTGCCGTTTTTATCCTTACCGGAGCGGAACGAACCTTTGGGATTTTCGATAGTGATGCGCAGGCCATGTAGTTCAAGGTGTTCTTTCTTATAATTTCCAGCCTCTTTTTGGGCTTCAGAGGGAGCCGTGTTGACGGTGCCTCCCTTGGCGTAACCTGATTTCGTGGCTTGATTTGCTAAATCCACAAGCGGCGATTTTGAAGAACTAAACATAGCCTTTACAGCCGTCATAGCCGCATTAAGAGGATGTCCAGTTGCTAACTGTCCTGCGGCATTAAACAGCGATGGGGCATTACGCCTTGCATTTATAATTGCACTACGAAGGATTGGGGTTGCTTTGTCAGGCGACAAAATTTCAGAAAGAGCCGCAGCACGTCCACCTTTTGTGCTATTCAAATTATCAAGAAAAGTAGTTGCACGACTAATGGTGTCATTTGCAATCCCCGGATGCACCGGATCATTTATTTTGGCCTTATACGCAACGTAATCTTCGGGCTGCCATAGTGGCTTTACGGAATCTTCTTCGTACAATCCTAACCTAGCCGCTTGTTTATTGAATTTGTCTAAATGAGCGCCAAATTCAGGAGAAACTTCAGAAGCTTTATCTAACCCATCATTGACAATAGTTTTTAGATCAAGTAACTGACCTTTTCCCGCAGTTAAAAATTTATTTGCATTCAGGCCGGAATTTATTGACTTTCTTATACTAACTAAATCATTAGGACTAATACCAGTTGCTTCTGTCGGAGTAGAAACAACTCCAAGATTGCCGGGTTTAAATTCAGGAGGGGCCGCATACTTCTCTTGAAGATTATCTCTTATGTCCATTAATTGTCTTAAAGCCCCTTCCTCCTGACTGCCGGGGGCTACACGATTAGATAGCGTGTCAATGGTTTTATTCAATTTATCGTAAATTTCCGGCATCTGAAGCGTGAATTTTGAACCTTCGGTCTGCAAATCACTCGCTATGCTGCTCATGACCTGTTTATCGGCATCATATGCCGCGCTAATTGCCTGATTGCCGCGTAATCCCTCCACTAGAGCGTTTGGTTTAGAAGCAAACGCTGTCCCTTTGTTGGCTTCCTTGAGTACATCGAGTTTATCTAAACCTATCGGTGCATCTTCAGCGGTTGCCTTAGCCGCTGCATTAGCGGCACTTGCCGCCGCAAATGAATCTGCCGCTGGCTGTGTGGCGGATGTAATAGCTTTTCCTGCGCCCTTAACAGCAGTCAAATTGCCAGCAAGTTGCGCATTCTCGCCAAAAGCCGATAGGTCACGTTTCAAATCAGGATTATATGATTCTAAGTCTTCAATATTATCACCAAGGTCTGATATAGCCTCTTTTCCAGCCATCAATTTATCGCCTATCCACTTGCCAACACCAGTTGAATCAACGGCATCAGCTACGCCTTGCGCTGGTTTTGATGCGGCAGAAGCTACTGCTCCCATAACCGGCGAAACTACGCTGTTTACAGCGGTATTTATAGGCTTCGCTACGGTATCCATTAAGCCTTGATAGGCTGCTCTTGTTGGATCGGTCTGGTATTCTTCCTCTTTTGCAGCAGGAGGGGCTATCCAATCTCCGGGGTCTGCCGATTGTGAGGCAGGAGATACCCAATCGCCGGGGTCTTGATCTGTCATATCGGTTTACCTCCGCTGTCGTAAAGCTTGCCGCCGCTATCCTTCCACATTTGTTTGCTTGGGCTGTACATGGAGCCAGCAGGTACGCCTTTGGGAACCGAAGGGATACTAGGTGTAGCTTGTGAGTTTGTGCCTTGTGACTGCCCATCAGAAGGATAAAATTTATCAATAAGTTTTCTTGCAGCAGGCGTCATGAATCTTTCACGGTAATTCGTCAGCCCGCTGCCCGCCGTATATCTCTGTTCAAGACCGTATGCTTGTCCCGCCATGTATTTTCCTGCTTCCTGAAGCTGCCCCATTGCCTGTGCACGGCTGCTGCCATTATCCATATTCTGTGTAAAAGCCTGACGATCACTCACTGCCGAGTTAGCGCCTAAAATGGCTTTTGCCATTTCGTCATAAACAATAGTTTTTCCAAGATTGAAATTTGTAGGAACGGGACTTCCAGCCTGTCTTGCCACTTCCTGAGACAAGCGGTTAAATTGCCGTACATCACCATTATTAAGGGCATTAATAGCATCCTGTAATGTTCCGATATGTTCCATGGTAACATTTTGCGCCTGCACGGTACGGGCAGTTTGTGGCCCCTTGGTAAAATCTTGTATCGTAGAATATCTCTGTCCCGTCCATGTAGGATCAGCTATAGCCGCTGCCTGTTGTGCAGCCAATAAGGTAGGTTTCGCAGCGAAACCAGTAGGGGGAGCGGCATCCCCCTTCATATAGAGTCTGGCTTGTGCAGCGATTGGAGCCGGAATTGTTTTAAGAAATTCCTCTCCCCTCAGAGGATTTCCATCTTTGTCAGTGGGTGGATTATATATATTCGCCACGGACTGCTTTGTAGCATCGCCTCCGGGCCCACCGAGATTCACAGGAGTAGGATTAGCTGGGTCTTTAGGATTGGGAATGATGAATCCTCCAAAACCATCGGGGATTGGCTTTTGATGTTCAAATGCCTGATTAGCCAATTCCCCTTGCTGATATTTGGCTTGATTTGCTATTTCCTGCGCACGTAAACCAAGTTGTCCTTGCTGGTATTGGCCAGTCTGCGCAATCTCTTTATTACGTGCCGCTAATTCACCCTGCTGATTCTGCGCTGTCGCCTGCTGCTGCGCTTCCTCGCGCATCATAGTACGGTTTTCGTCGTATGCCTTCAGTCCCTCAAGCCCACCACGCCCGATATTTACTGCCGCAAACGGAGATGTTCCTGACATCATGCCAAGTCCAGCGGCGATGAGTGGTTCTGCGCTCCGAAACTGCTGATCCTTCTGTGATGGAATGCCAAGGTCTATGGATTCACCGTTTGAAGGATGTTTGACCACTACCGTATCACCCGAATGATCTACCTGCGTATCCGGGTCTTTCTGTGCTTCAATCTGTGCGGGCGTTATGCCGGTTGCAGGATTGGCACTATAATCACGCGCTTGATTATCCGGCCCACCGTCGAGCGCCGTCTGTGGGCTGCTTGCAAGGGTAGTAAGAAAATCCTGCGCATCGTTGCTGCCATCCGCAGGCTGCACAGGGCCATCAGTTGCGTATTTGCCAATGCCACCGCTTGCAAGTCCCATAGTCCCGGCAGTAGGCGCAGCAGGGGCCATAGGTGCTGTTGCGCCACCTAAGCCCTGCGCTGGGTTCATGCGCTTTGCCTGTAGTGCAGATTGCACTAATTTACCCTGTGGCGTTGAAGGTGGTATCTGGATAGCAAGCTGCTGCAATTTCTCCTGCGGCATCAGGGAAAGTTGCTGGTAATAGTTTTGCAGGTTCGGATTAGCGCCCTGCAAGGCATTCGCGGTCGGATCGTTTGTAACGCCGCCATCGTCATAATGTCCTATCGCGCCGCCTTTCTTTGATACCGCCATGGGCGTGTAAGGCGTTCCATTGGCGTTCACCAACTGCGGATTACCGTTTAGTTGCCCATAGGAAGCACCGGGATATGCGGGAACAAAACCGGGTTTAGCAGCAGAGGGCGAAGTAGCAGCAGGTGCGGCTGTACCTGCCGCAGCGGGAATAGACGATAACGATGTACCGGCAACAGGTGCTATGGATGCGCCGGTTGTAGGCGATGGTGAAGGCGATGCTCCTGAAGATTGCTGCCCCATACTACCCATACCACCCATACCAAAGCCACCAAAACCCCTCCAACCGCCCATACCCTGATTATATCCCTGCGATGTTGCAGGATTCGTTATAGATTGTGGCGTATAGGTAGGTTGCGAATTTGAAATCTGCGGCAGTGGATTTGAGAAATTCTGCGGTGTCGTATTCTGTCCGCTCAATGCCGATTGATTAATCTGCGGTATATTAGGCCCAGTAGGATTGAATGCGCTATAAGTCGAGCCGCCTTGATTGCCGCCAAGACCTAAGCCACTCAGTAATTGCAGAAGTGAACTGACATTAAACCCCGAACTACCGCCAAGTCCACCAGCGCCACTGAAGCCACCGTAATTCATTCCATAGCCACCTTGTGACAAATAAGGCGAAGTAGCGCCACCTGCAACACGCTTAAGGGGAAAGGGCTCCATATCATCTTCGCCGGTTATATCTTTGGTCTTAATAGGCTTCTGTTTTGGGTATTGAAGATCGGGTGCATCCATATCCGGTTCGTCGTCAGTATTATCGGCAACTCCACCGTCCGCGAATCCGCTACCACCAAGACCTTTCATGCCGCCAAGTTCCTGCATGACATTCTGTGTGGAAAATGGATTATTCTGACTGATATTTGTCGGCTGCGGAGGACGCGGAATATTACCATGCGCTATCTGCGGCGTATTTCCCTGCGGAATGAACGACATTGACACGTTAGGAACACCGGGAAGCGGAACGTTGCCACCCATATCGCGGTGAATAGCACCGCCCTTAGCTGCTAAAGCAAGTTCAGACGAAGCAAAAGCATCATACCCACCATCTGCCGCTGCGCTATCTCCAAGCAGACTATCAAAAGCACCCGCGTTATAAAGCCCAAGGCCCGTAAGACCCAATCCTCCCACCTGACTCAGTGCGCTAGGTGAAGGTGAAGTAGTGCTGCTTGTGCCACCGGCCAAGCCGCCCGCAATCCCTGCTGCCTGTTCTAAAGCGGAGAGATTCTGATAAGGATACGCCTGCTGCTGTGCATATTGTTCATACGGCACGTTAAGCTGTTCCTGTGCGAGTTGCTGCCCAAGGCCACCAGACTGTAACTGTGCGCTTGCTGCGGAAAGCGCATTATTCTGCGCCGTCGTGCCAAGGCCGTTTTCCTGCGCTGCTGCGCCCTGTTGCAACCAGTCATTTGCCGTAGTGCCGGAAAGTTGCAACTGTTGCTGATTATTGAGTTCTCCAAGCGCCTGTGAATAGCCCTGATTCTGCAATCCTGCAACGGTCTGGTTATTCGCTAAATCCTGCTGATTCGCCAGAGTGGCTGCGGCAATACCTGCCCTATCTCCCCCAAACGGTGATGCGCCAGACTGGATAGCCTGTCCCAAAAGCTGTTGCTGTTGCTGTTCGTCATTCTGATTAAGTTGGGCCATCGTCGAGTTGACGACCTGCTGCGTATAAGGCGACTGATACTGCGAAACAGCATTAGGTGAGAATTGTTGGACACTGTTCATTACAGGTGCAGTGCCAGCCGCGATATACTGCGCTGCGGTATTCGTGTACGGAACGGATAGACCCTGCGTAGCATTTACCGTGTTCATTGCCGCGTTCTGTGTCGGATTAAACCCGGCAACCAGTGGCCCCTGATACTGCTGTAATGGCTGTCCGGTTACATTCTGCGCAGTGCTGTAAAGACCCTGTAGATTATTCTGAAGCCATTGCGGTGCTTGGGAATTCTGGACTACAGTATTTGTGCCTCCGCTACTTCCCTTACCCACCGTTTAATCTCCTTTGAGAGTACATATCTTCAAAGTCCTTTCCAAACACGAAGTAGGCTCCAATCTGTGAAAGCTGGCGCTGATAAAGGCGCATTTTGGGCTCAAGCCGTTTTTTTGTTACAATTCCCATTACCAATGGAATACCAAGACGCATGGCGCTCCACTTGGCGAATTCAATCAGTTTCTTTGCATGATCAGAACGCCGGTAATCAGGATGAACAAAATTCCATAGCTCATCCAAAAACCAATCATCGGTGTACCACATCTGCGAAGGACGCAGCCCTATACAACCCTCAATACGGCCATTTTTTTCAATAAGCCCTGTGACGCCGTATGCGCCTTGAATCATATTAAGACACGTCGCAATCGCCATTCTTGCCCGCTGCTCGCTTAAGGAGAATACGGAATTCTCATCATTAAGATTAAGCAGAAAGTCATAAATACGATCCGCATCGTCCGCACAGCCCATACGGACACCTTTAAATTCGAGCATGTATTTCCTTCACTTTTTCGGGGCCGGAAGCGTCTTAATCTTCTTAGCCGTATGTACCCTTACGCGCCGCACCATTTCATCAAGCGTGCGATGCCCCTTACGGACATCACCCTGTCCTACTCTGGTGACAACATCGGGAGGGACAATGAATTCACCACCAGCCACGATAACCGGCACATGCCCGGAACTACCACCTTTAGCCAGAGGCAGCGAAGGCCCACCATTGGCGTTAAAAGGCGCTGGCGGACGCGGAGCATCGCCACGCGATATATGAGGGCTCGCAGTAGTCCCATAAGGCCCCATACGCAGGGCTTCATTCAGGATACGCGCCCCTGACAAGCTATTTCCTTGCCCAAGCCCGCTAACAACATCTGCCGGGATTACATAGCTATCGGCAGCAACGGATTGCGGGATTCGGTCGGTTCGGCCAGCAATAGACGAATTAAGAAACCCCCCAGAATGGGGGTTAAGCATATTCGATTCTTCACGCCGTATAAACCAAGGGCTTTCTTCATTTGGCGACAGTCCGCCCAAGGCCAGATGTTCCAATGGCAGGTTTGGCACTCCCCCCTGACTTGCGTTCGGGTGTTTCCGAGCGTTGCTGAGTGATATTGCCACTGCTTGTTTTTGTGGATACTTCCCCGTGCTCATCAACTCGCTTATGTTTTTTGATTTCACTGAGTTCGAGCTTCCGTTTTGCAGCGGCATGTTCTTTTTCCTCCTGTTCGATTTCCTGTAGCGTTCTTTCTCTGGTGGGCGCTACAACCCATTCTTCACCAAAAGGCGTGTATTCCCTTCGGCAGGCGATTATCTGCCCGAATTTGTACGGATGGGATTTTGTCGCCATCGGCTCACTGCTGATTTCCACAATCACCGAGTCCTGTCCAATTACTTTCTGCACAAGTGACCGGAGTAATTCCCCCGGCAGCGAAACCGTAAGATAAGCACCGACTTTAGGCATAAACTTAGGCATATTTCCTCCTGCGGAGCGCCCGCGTTGAGGGTTAAGACAAGACGTGAACTACGCTTGAAAAATCTTTATAAACTAATGCGTTCTGTGTGGTGCTGTAATAAATACTGTTAGTCGGTGCCGCTGCATCCGATTCACTGAAGGGCTGATAGGCCCCCGCTGGCAACACAGTATTAAGCGTTTTAATCAACTGCCCGATCTGCTGCGTAATATCCTGCACCGCATTAATCAGACCTGAGAAGTTCAATCCCGGCGTAACAGGGGGCATTACACTCTCCCCGCAGGAGCAGAACGGATACGAAACGCCCCTATGCGCCAGAAGGTATCAATCGTGTCGCTTTCGATTTTAATCGCCATCTGCCTAGCCCTTGTCCTTATGGTTATGTACTGCGTTGTCGGTGTAATCGTATATGGCCCGAATGTTCCTATCTGCTGACTATTTATGTCACCGGGATAGTAAGCCGTATAGATAGTTATCGTCACTCTTGGCTGTGTCGTCGGCTGTATAGTTTTCCAGACAAAATCAGGAATCAGCCAATCAACAAACAGAAACATCAAGCCTTCGGATACATCGAAATATCCTGTCTGTGCCATAACGCCGGTCATAGGATATATACCGGCATCGTAACCTATTTCGTGCTGGAAAATCGGATTAGCAACAGGATGTGCGTCTATAATAGAATCAAGTTCCTGTCCTGTCGCTATCGGATTTCCAAGCACGCTTTGATCAATCCATGCATAACGTACCAGATTTCCGTAATCAAATTCTCCCTCAAGGACGTTATATTTCCAATAGGAATCAATTTCGCCCGGTGTGGGATTATCAGAGTCAGTTGAAGGGAAAAAACCAGCTACTTCGTTAAACAGTGAATTTGCTCCGACAAAAATCTTATCCAGATTATTATTGTCCAGCCTGTCAAATATCCAGTCCCAGATTGGGCACGGAATTGGCGTCATGCCAGCACCCGTACTAAACTGGAAGATATTTTTCTTAGACATCCAATAGACGGTGTTATTATAAAACGTCGAACCTTTTGGCGAAATAAGCCCGCAATTTTCTCCTACCGTGTTAAATCCATATACAAAGGGATAGCCTTGATAGACCACTTGCCACAAATCCAAGTCCGTCCATACATATATGAACAACGGCCCCGCCAAGCCCCCCACAATCATAGAACCGCGCGAAAGCCTGTAGCTACCCGCCTGATTGGTGGCAGAAGCCGTCCAATCCGTTATCACTCCTACATCGCACCAGCGAATCAGCATAGGATCTTGCGTGCCGCCAGTTTCCGCCCCCAAGATCATCACCTGTTCCTGCGGAATGGCAACAAACATACCGTTACCATATAACGGCGCGTTAGATACCGCCTGTGCGACATTTCCCGGCGCAATAGGGGGAACCCACTGATAAAGCGTGCCGCCAGTCGGGAGCACAACAAGATTCTGGCCGAAATTATCCAGAAACCAGTTACGCAAAGGCGATATATAAGAACCGCCAGCGCCTTCTCCATAAGCGCCTACACCGTAAGCCCCTGTGCCATATCCGAGTGTTGTAATATCTGAGACGTTTCCGGTAGAAAGCAAGTATTGTATCTGCACTTGTCCACCATTTTCACTGGCGGTGGCACCCGAAGTGGCTGCTGAAGTTGCGGTAATAGTGAAGTCAGTATTGTCTATAGTTGTGGCAATTAAATATTGGCCGGAAAGCGTCAATCCACCTACCGTCGTCGGAGAGTAAATTGTATAGATGCTTCCTACGCTCCATCCAAATCCAACATATCCGCCAAGGGTGACTTTTACCGAATTGCTTGATAAAGTCGTCGTAAACAGGCTTGTAACGCCAATATCTGTATTATTGGCTCCGGAAAATGTGCCCGGAGAGATTGTGTAGTTATTAGCATCCGTGACGCCGTTTACTCGGTAGAAGCCTTGTAACAGAACAAAATTTCCGCCTCTCCCTATATTAGCGTAAGTATAAAACGGAATGTAAATCCAGTCACCGACAACAGCGCCGTGGTTAATATCCGTGACCGTAAGATTGTCGGTAACGTCGTTGCTTGTAAAAGGCGTTGTAAGATTTGAAGTCTTACGAATAGGCGTAATGTCAGTGAGCGTGCCGGTGGAGGGCGTGTAAAGCTCAAGTCTCTGTTCGCTTCCCAGAGCCAAATAGGCTATGCTGCTTAAATCCTCAAAGGCATGCAAACCGCGTACAGTTCCTATGGTCTGAAGAACATTAGCACCTTCATTTTCACCGCCGATCCAATCCCAGCCGCCCAGTTTTTCAAGCAGACCTTCACGAAAGCGGACTAGATTGCTGGCGGATAGCCCTGAAGTATTGGCAGTTGGCGATAATTGGGTGTTAACTCCGGGCCGCAGAGACAATTTTTGTATGGCCACACGTTAAACCCTCTGTTGCTCAGTTTGCGGATAATATGTAAACGGCTCGTCGGACGCAGATTGTGCCTTTTTGCGCAGTTCTTCAACATTGGCTGAAGCAAATAACGTCTTGTATTGTGTTTCCCATGACTGCGCCAATTGAGGATCATCGGACTGCTGGCCAAAATCTCGCTGATAACCAGCGGCAAATACCATACTCGCAGCAAGGAATAAATCTGGCAAATACGTGGTAAGAAACGTCGTGGGATTCCCGGCTGATAAAGGTGTGGGCCGATATGTGCCAATCTGTTCAATCGCATATGTCGAATCCGGCGCGGGTGCAATCAGCATGGTGCCATTATTTCTTAGCGCATAATATTCCGCTATACTTGGCGTTAACCCTGAAGTAGTAGAACCAATACTCCATGTGTAATTTAGAAATTCCTCGCTCACCCTGCGCATTGGATTGCGTGTACCTGCATCAGGAAGTGTGTTCGCAGGAGTAATAAAATTGGCTGAATTAAGGACGATTACGCCAGTCTGCACTGCAACCGATCTCACGCCAGCAACCGTTGTGGAAGTCGTTGATGTGATCGTGGATATTAAATCAAGCTCGCGGTAGATTCGTTGCTCGGCATAGTCAATGATGTTGGGTAACATCTGATTTAACAATGCCTGACCATTAGGATCGCTGACTACCAGCAAGCTCTGAAGAGAACTTACATAGGTAGCGTAATTGTAAGACATTATTCACCTACATAAACAAAGAGCCCGTCTTCAGAAACATAGTAAGATTGGCCGTCTTCTGTATAGTATGCATCATCAATTAATTGCGAGGGTGACGCTACAGAAGTTGTTCCTTCCTGCAACTGATACCAGCCGGGGCGCGGGTCTTGGATAGGTATGGGATCAGGCGGTAGTATTAGAGGACGGAGAAATTCGGCGGGAATGTCTAAATCTTCCTCTGGAACTAATAATCGTAGATTGACAAGCTGATTCCCACACCATTGGTATTGCCAATGTAAATCTTTATGAAGATATTTAAAATTACTTCTATCCGAAATTCCCGGAGGTTCTGGGTTTTCAGGATCGGTAAAAGCTCTGCCTTGAAGGCCAGCAATGCTCATAAAACTCTCCTATTGAAAATATCCACCCAAGTCCGGCGTAACGTACATTGTAACCCTTTCCCGATCTTCCGCTGCTGCTTCTGCCCAAGCCGCCTGATAATCAGCCTTCAACTGTTCACTCAATGCGGGTGCCCATTTGCGCGACAGATGCCAAGAAAACTCTGCGCAGAACGCCTCAAGGAAGCGGTATGGAATATCAGGAGTCTGCCCCATTGTCGCATCAGCATCCTGCATCTGAGTGACGCTGTAATACTGCACTTCATACGGCCCATTGCTGTCAGGAACCTGCCATAGTGTAAAATTCTGATTCAGCGTTCTATCGTACCAATACTGCGTAGGAAAACCCTGCTGCTGCTTATTAGGCTGCGAGGCATAGTCAGTGCGCGAGAGAACGCCTAGAATGCGATCAATCAATTGCGCCCCTGTATTCTGCCCCGCAATCTGCAATTGACCGCTGTTTTCACTTACTGTTGCTCCTGTGCTTGCGGCATAGGAAGCGGTGAAGGTAAATGTGTTTGCAGTCGGCACTGTGACAATCGTGTAGCTGCCAAATAGCGTTATGCCCCCTATCGCGGTCGAAACCTGTACAACGAAAGTCTGGCCAGCAACAAAACCATGATTATTAAGCGTAACGGTTACTGTCGGGGAATTGGGAGTTGTGGTGAATGAAGGAACCGCACCGCCAGTGACGCCCGATGTAGCATTCGCGCCTGCGTTTATAGTGAAGTCGTTTACATCAGGAACGGAAACGACTTGGTAGAATCCATAAATTATTAAACCACCTACACTAACGTAGGTAACCATGTTAATCCAGTCGCCTACCGATAAGCCATGATTAGGATAGTTTATATTTACTGAAGAAGAATTAAGCGTAGTCGTAAGCGTAGGCGTAAGATTTACCGGACTATTCATACTATACTGCCGCACGTAGGCATCTAGCATCATCACGGTATTTTGAGGCACGCTATAGGTCGCAACGCCTTGCACTAACGGTACAGACTGAAGAACTACTTTCCAGAGATTAACGCCACGCGAAGTCCATGAGGATAGCACAAGATTCATGCTCATGCGAGCCGAATACATATGCTCTGGCGTTAGAGAAGCACTGCGAATACCGCATCTTTCATAACATTCAATCAGAAGATCGGCGTTACTTGCAGCAAAATTATAGGTGCCACTACTGCCATTTTGGATAGTAGCGGCCATGATATTTTACCTTAAGTATTTTGTTTTATTTCCGGGTATTTGCTGTGAACTTTAGCGCGCACTTTAGCTTTCAATTCCGGGCTTCCAAACTGGCTGATGCGGGCAAGTGCGTTCCTAGCGTGGCTTTTATCCTCAATTGGATATGACCTGTCAGGGCCAGCAAATTCTTCGCTAGGAAGTGCATTGCGAGTCTTAGCCGTTAGTTTTCCGCCTTCTTTGAAACCGCTGTCAGGGGCCTTCTCCGGCCTTCGGGTCTTGCGACTTCTTATCCATCTTCGTACCACCGACGCGATCATGGCCTTCGCCATCACCGGAGTTGGAATACGGCGTGCGATGGGCTGCGGCGGTAAATGGCGAGCCGCCAGCGGCATGTTTGCCTATCTTGCCGCCACGCTTGGCCTTGTCAAGACGATGATGGGATTTCGCGCCATCGGCATGACCGCCCTTCTTCATCTTGCCGCCCTTTTTGAAGCCAGCTTCTTCGTTCTTCGCTTCCTTTACTTCAGGCGAGCCAACAGCATTATACTCATTGACCTTTCCGCCCTTCGCCTTCTTGTGCATTTCAAGCTTGTGTTTTGCACTCATATCAGTCTCTCCTTAAAAATGTTTCTAGCCACGGCCTGCAATAAACGCCTGTCGGAAATTGGCCGTGACTGAGCCAGTTCCGCTATTAACGGTGACTCGCGCCATCGTTATGGGTTGATTCGTAAAATCGTTATTATTCGTCGTGATCGCATCAAATCCGTTCATGGGATACCATGTCGGTGGATTGAGCGTGATATTCCACTGCGGCGAATAGTCATTGTAGGAATTTTCAATCGTGTAGGTCACAGGCAATGAGCCAACCGTCGTTCCCACCCCTATGCTTGCCGGGTTCACCCACTGATCAACCACCCACGGCGGCGATGAGCCTACGCCAGTCGTTCCGGCCTGTACGGTGCTAGACGTTGTAGAACTAGGGGTAATAGCCGTGACAGTGGAAAAATCCCGCACTGTCTGCGCAACAGAAGTACCAGCACCAGTAAGCGTCTCGGTCTGAGGATTACCCCAATAATCCGTTCCCGCTATCTTAAACGTAATAGCAGAATCATTGCCAGCAGAAGTAACTCCAACACGGCGAGGAACGTCAAATACGGCAATTCCACCTGATACAAGTCCGCCATTTAATGTCAGTGCTGTATTAGGTGTTCCGTTCTGTGCCTGTGCTATTCCCGAAGTGCTTGATGCGACCAGTACAAGGGATATTTGTTTTGTGAAGGCCATTCATATCCCTACATTATGCCGGTGGCACTCCGAAAAGGCCCGTTGAAGAAGTCAGGTTAACAGGGCGAGGCGTCTGAAAAACCTGCAAGACGTTTGAGTAATTGGATGCGGTCTGCAATGCATAAGTGCCGCGAATGTCGCCAGTAGACGACGTTGCAGTAATCGTGCTCGATGCAGTGAACCCCGTGCTCGAAGTAATAAGGGCGATATAAGAGATAAGCACATCGCCAAAACTCTGCGCCTGTAGGGGGAAGCCGAATGTATCCTGCGTACCAGCCGATACAGAAGTAGAATTGATACCGCCAGTAGGAGTGATGGACGTGACGAACTTAAACGCTTTCTTGCCAAGCAGGATAGAACCAGTGGACGTAGCAGTACCCGCAAGGCTCTCCGTCTGAGGATAGCCGTAAAGGTCATAACCACTTACTAAATACGATCCTGTGCTATCCGCACCGTTCGTCTGAATACGCACCGCACGGGCAAGTGCCTTGGTAGGATCGTAAAATGCCACAGCGCCAGTAGTAGACGTGCTAAACTGAGTATTCTGATAAGTCTGTATACCCGGAACGCCGTCAAGCGCAATGGACTTTGCAGGCACAATATTAAGCGACGGATAGACGGTAAGCGCCGTCGATAGCACTGTCATACCCGTGGAGCTTTGCGTAGCAAGCGTAAGAGCCGTTCCCGAAGCCGGAGCCTGTGCAGCAGCTATGATGCTCGTTGATGCCGTTGAAGGTGTTGCATTGATCGTCGGAATAGATGTGTTGCTCTGGAAGCCCAATATTTCCGGCGAATTGCTAGGACGGTATCCCCACCGCATGTCAACCATTCCAGCGCCACCGTAGAAGATGCTCGGATTTGGCGTGGAATTATAATCGGGAACATAGTTATTAATCGGCGGATTCTGCCCGTAAGCTATAATTGGGCCGGGAGTTGCATTTGCGGTCATTTTGTGGCTCCAAAATTAACTTGAAGGGGTTGAGCCGAAGAGCGACTTGCTATCATTGTAGCCCCCGCTGTAGCGTTCATAACCAATGACTAACAGGTTTCCCGTAATCGGATCAACCTGCATATCAGTCTCGTAAGGAATACGCTGCATGTAATTGAGCCCTTCCTTATCGGTACGGATGAACCAAATGTAACTGGACGTAAGGAAGTCCATCACCTGATAGCCTTCAGGCAGAAGACCCATGGACGGAATAACGCCGATGTCGTTGTTATTAGTGCCGGGGCGCAGTTCGGTCTTGCAAAGACGCTCTGCAATGTAGCGAAGCTGGATAGGAACCACGAGTTTGCGCGCGCGGGCGAAGATTTTGGTATTCGCCTGATCGACAAACTGACGGATGATGGTGCAGCCGGATTCGATTGAGGATTCGTTTAAGTCCAACTGCGTAGAGAACGTATTGGCAAACGTGCCGCCGTCAACCGGATGCAAAGCACTCAGAAGCGGAACACCGTCACCTACAATGGCTGAATTATACGTGGTGGCGGTATTGAGGACGTTCGCCATGATGATTTCCTTGGTCTGGCGGAACGAACGTGCCAAGCCGAGGTTCATCGGATTGAACTTCTCTTTATACAGGTTATCGTCAATGGCTTTGCGGGTAATCGCGTAGCCAAGGCCGATTTCCAGATGCGACTGGTTATAAAGGAAGCGCTGACCGGCTGCGTTATCGAACTTTGTGGGGCCACCTTCATTTTTGATTGCGGCCAGACCGAGATAACGCATTTCCTCCGAACGCTCAAGAGCCATCTTGGATACGCCCATATCGAAAACATGGGTGTACTGCGTCGGGATTTCATCGTATTGTCCCGTGATAGCGAAGAGGCCGGGGAAGAGTAACTGTTGGATTGCTGAGATTGCTATAGCCATGTGATTACACTCCCGTCAGTGAATTAATGTCAGCGGAGTTTAGAATCACGTTGACGATTGGGTTTGCCGATGTCGGGTCATTCGCAGCGCCGTTGAAGTAGCCCTGACTGAATGCCTGAATGCGGAATGGGAGTGTGTTCGTGGTCTGGATAGTAGCGCCGTCGATATAGGCCGTACTGATGCCTGAAGTCGTGGTTGGCGTCCCTGCCCCACCGAATGCCGCATTAAGACCGATTGAGGTCTGCGTAATGGCGGTTGTTAGGTTGCCAATCTGCACTTCAAACTGCGCATCCCGATCACCGATGAACTTTCCCTGACAGGTATTGATAAGCGCGGTAGTGGGCGCATTCCAATACTTGTTTTCGACATACCCAAGGTTGCTATCCGTGTAATAGCACCCGATGAAAATCCCAAGAACCTGAGTGTTCGTGGTGCCTAGGGTCATATAACCCTGATTAGCGCCCGTTGCTGAAACCGTCTTTACCGGATCACCAAAGGCAATCTTGTTGCTGTCGGTGTAGTAAATCTGCTTGTAAGAGATTGCGTAATTAGGCTGTGCGCCATCGTCGCGGCCTATATAACGGAAGCCAAACGGCGCAAGAGTATTGCTCATGGCAAAATTCCTCTGCTGAGAAACTTTTTACCAGAGCGCCCGGTAATACATTTCGGGGGTTAAACCTTTGTGGCCTTCAAGAATCTGAGCGCCAGACTCTTGTAAACTTTAGGCAGGAATAATGGACGGGTCTGCGGGGCCGTATTCCTGCGTTATCTTGGCGATCTTGTCCAGCTTGCCGCCTTTGCGCGGGAACAACGTATCGCCTTCTTCCTGTATCTTTTCCAACTGTGCGCCGATTAAGGCGGCGTTGGCTCTTTCTTCTCTTTTACGTGTCTGCTGTCCATAATACACGTGTCTTTCCATTAATGCAAGCCCATTAATGAGAATGATCTTATCTGCCGGATCGTCGGTGGCGCATTCAGGATGCCTGTCACGCGGTACGAATGTCCATCCGAGGCGTTTCATATCGGCCTGATGTTTGCGCGCTTCAAGGCCAACATAGGTCATGAGTTTTCCGTGATATTCAAATTCGGGCGGACGCAGGGCTTCGTCATAACCGAAGTAGTCAGTCACCTGTCCTACCTCGTTGATAGCGTCCACCACTCGCGGATCAGGACGGAATTCAGCGCGTAAATCAGGGCGCGGCGCTTCCTCACGTATAGCGGGACGCTCACCACTTAAGCCAAGTTTAGTTTTCTGTGTGTTTTCCATTGGGATTATCCTTCATACACGGGTTTGCCAGCGGCTTTCGCTGCGAGTTTGCCTTCATAGTATTTCTTCTGGGCTTCGGCTGCTGTGAGTTTCGGGAACATGGCAACGGCATGTTCCGCCTCAATTGCGGACAAGCGATTATCGCTCTGAGTGCGTGTGCTAGACATGGTGTTATTTCCTCTGGATGGCGGGGCAGCTACCCGGCTGGATGATACTTTCGTAGGCTGCGGTTCAATGTCAATGTGCTTGCCGTTCGTCTCTTGTGTATCTCTAGCGGGCGGCGGTTTATCATCAATATTTTCGTTGATGTAATTGAAATATTCATCGCTCTCTTCCGTGATGCCTTCTGCCACAGCCAACTGGTGAAGATAGTTAGCTTTCGCCTGAAACTTGTTATCCGTCAGGTACTGCGGGTGATGGCGAATCCATTCGCGCACACGGGGTTTGAAACGTTCAAGCGATGCCTCAAGTGGATCGGCTGTTGCAGTGGGCTTTGGCTTCGCGGCTTCAGTGGCTTTGAACTGCTCAAATTGCTGCTTGCGGCCTTCCCATGCGTCAATCTTGGTCTGGGCCGAGGCAAGCTGGCGGGCAATCCGTGCGGCATCAGCGAATTTGCCACCTTCCTGCGCAGCGATATATTCCTTTTCCAAGGATTCTGCCTGCGAGGTAGCCGCCGCTATAGCGTTAGTTATGGCAGTTTCTTCAGCGGCAAAGCGGTTGCTGGTTTCCGTCTGCACCTGCCGGTTAGCCTCATTGCGCTGTGTTTCGGCGGAATTGGCGCGAATCAGGGCTTCTGCCTTTTCCTTCTTTGTTTTTTCAAGTTCTTTGCGAAGATTCTCAAGTTCCGAGTCATTTACGGAAGGCTCGTCTTCTTTCGGTTTATCCACGGCACGCACACCTTTGAATACTACGTCATCATCGTCTTTGTCATCTTTCTGAGCGCCAGAAGATTCAGCCATAAAATCACCTATTGTTAAGGATTGAAGAAAGATACTTGTAGTGCCTGCTGCTGATAAAACACCGATTAGGGTCTTTTACCGGCTCAAGTTCGAGTAGTCGTTTCTGGGCGTCACGCTTCAATTGAGTTCCTTCAGCGCATTTGCCCTTGAATATCTGCATCACAATAGAGTGCGAACCCTGTCCAAGCACATCTGATGCGTAGCAGCGACCGAGATAATAATTAAGCAGATCGGACATTTTACCAAAGCTGATCGGGACTTTTCACACGCCCGTCGATATGCCGCCTATCATGCAGCAACCGGCATTCCCACTGGTTTTTTCCGCCAACAGGTTTCGTGGTAACGAGCGCAACATGATCGCCGTTTGTCAGGCGAATCTTCACCCAATCGCCTACCTTCGGGATATTATCCTTGCCTCCAAAATAAGCGTAATCTTCTTCATCAAAAGGAATCGGCCCCATGCGGACGACAAGCCATGCCTTGCCCTGAATGCCCTCTTCATCGCGTATCTGATCCGGCAGAAGGATACCACCCTTGGTTTTTTCGGGTCTTGCATAAGAGGCAAGCAATACTTTGCTGCCAAAGATTTCAAAATCCTCTACCGATTTCTTGATATGCTGAAAAACATAGTCAGCCGGTAGAATATCGTGGTGCATCTGCATCAGAGCCATGTTATTCAGACTCCTTGGCAGTTTTACGTGTATTTTCTGTGGATTCAATCAAGGATTTTAACGGATAATCCTTGTATTTTTCCTGATCGATATAAGCCTTCTGCCATTTCGTATCAGTAAAATTAACAGCCATATTAATCCTCTTCTGTTTCAGGTTTATAATTACGTTGCGATCTCTTTCGTGCTTCGGCTATACGTTCCTCAAAGAACTTGAGTCCCTTCAGAAAACCAACTCTTTCGCCATACATATGCGGCTCAAAACAAGAGCCACCCTCAAGCATGTCCCGTTCTGCTTTGCGGCGTTCTTCTACCTCTTCAAAGACCGATTCCCACGCTTCCTTGGTAAGCATTACTTTTTCTTAGCCGCACTTTTACCGTATTCATCTATCTTTTCGAGTCTTCCCTCGCCGGATAACGAACCCGCATCCATATGAGGTACACCGCCTTTGGCGCATTTATCAACCGCACCGCCTTTCTTCATGCCCGGAGGACGCATCGGCATACCACCCGGAGCGCCACCCATAGGCGGTGCGCCACCGGCCATAGGAGGCATCGGAGGGCGAGGCGGCGGCATTGACGGAGCCATAGCGGGAGGCATAGAAGGCGGAATCATGGGTTTATTGCCACCCTGCGGAACAACTACATTTACATGCACATGAGAGCCTTTTGTCTTGCCGCCACGCGCATGCTTATCAAGACGTTCATGGCTTTTCTCACCATGAGCCGCACCGCCATCCTTCAATTTAAGCTGAGTGATTTTCTTACCGGGATGATCGTGCTTTTCATGTTGATGCACGCCCTCTTCAACGGCTTTCTTAATGGCGCTCTTGACACCCTTATTCTGCTTGCCGGTGGAATATTCGCCTGATTTCATCACATGCCGAACCTTGGCCAGATGATCGCTATTGTGTACGCTGTGAAGCATCGGAATCTCCAAAATTAGGTGGGTTGAAATGTTGAATCAAGTCACTCGCTCTGTCATGCGCTGCATTGCGAGATTCGGCATCAAGTTTTATGCGTGCAGTTTCTTCTTTCATCTGCGCGATGCGCTCACGAGACTGCATTTCCGCCGCATCGGCCTGCGTCTGTACTGCAAGTTTTTTCTGTTCAGTTTGCGCCTGCACTACCCTGTCAGCGGCTTCGCGCTGCTGCTGCTGTGAATCCTGCTGCAACTCAGCCTGCTTAATCTGCATATTCTGCTGCAATTCCTGCTGCTTTAATTGCGCCTGCATCTGTGCTGCAATAACGGCAGGATCGGGGGGTGCCTGCTGTGGCGGCGGCTGGTGGATTATCTCTTCAGGATTACTGATGCCGATAGTCTTAAGCGCGTGCTCATGTACCTTGAACTGGTCATAAAGCATCGGTGCCTGCTGCGCCAAGGTAATCAACGCCGTTGCCTGCATGATGCGGTGCATCTGTGCGGGTACGTTTGGATCGCTATTGGGTACGATATTCAGGTTTGTCAATTCAGCAGCCTGCCATTGCCGCGCTTTTGGATTGCTGCGGTAAAGCGGCTCCGGGTCTTGCATGAATAGCTTTTTCAGTTTCATCAACTCGCGCTTTTGCGACTGATGCAGGCGCTTATGCACAGCAGCCATGGTCTTTGTCTGCTGCTCTATCATGGCCAGCATAGTGCCAACCGGCACGTTCTGCCTGCCTTCGCCTATCTCAAGATTAACCGCGCCGCCTATCTTTTCCGCCCCTTGCGCTATAATTTCCGCAAGCTGGATAAATACAGCGCTTGGCTCCTTATACGGCATCGGCATAAATGCCTTGCGTATATCATCCATCGGGCCGGTATCGACTTCAGGCCATTCGCCGGGGCCGGGATTAATCTCGTTTGTGCTTTGCCGCGTTCCCTTAACCCGCATGCCACCGGGGAAGTTATTAAACATCCCGGCATCCACCAGAATGCGCCAGATGGCCGTAAGCGCCATGGTCTGATTGCCAAGCAGGTGTAGATACCCAAGGCCAAGATAACCCATACCCGGTACTAGCATGTAATCGACAAACGGGAGGTCTTTCTTGTATTCCTTATCGTTCTCATCCCAATTGCGGCGTACATCAAGGATTATCTGTGAATCCTTGTCTATCGTAACGCGGTATGGCAGCGGCAGGTCTTCAGGAGCGCCTTTTTCATCGAATCCATAGTCTTCTGGTACAATCTCGCAGCAGCATTCGTAAACCGTATGCGGTATATCGCGTGGGCGCGGGCCAGTCGAATTGAGTCCCTGAGTCTGCTTTTCCTTCTGTTTTGTCGGATCGGCAGGTAACGAAGGGGTTGAAAGCTTTACATCCCGCCAGACTTTAGCCAACTGCATGCGGCGCACCTGAGACTGAGACATCTCAATCTTGTGCGTGACGCGCAATGCATTATCAAGGTCGGTGGCGCTTTCAGAAACAATCAAATCCGTAAGGTAGACGCATTCAATTACAGGACGTTTACGGAGCGGGCACTTATAGATTTTCTTAAACAACGTGCCACCATAACCAAGATAAAATGCACCCCTGTCCGTATCCGGATAATATTCCGTCGCCGTTGTAGTCAGGTAATGATTGAAATCCTCTTCAAGCTGCTGCGCAAGTTCATCATCCTGTCCTGAAGGACTGCCGCCCTCAACGACGCCCTTGCAAGGCCCGCTGGCAGGTAACATCTCTCCGACAAAGGAAGACTGAAAATCCACGACAGCAGCCAGTAATACCGGATGCCGTACCGTGGAAACATTCTTTCTCTGCCTGCGCCCGGAGCGATCCTCCATCTTCAGACCAAGCAGATCAATGCCCTTGTTGTACATCGCAACCATGGCGCTACGGCTGCGAATATCGGTTTCTATGCCGTCCAGCAAATCAGCGGAAAGTGCGCTTAATTGCTGCGGTGGGATAGCCTTTATAGCAAGGTTATCGTCAAAGCTTGACGGTTCGTTGTCGTCATTTGCAGCACCAAGGCCCGTGCCGCCTTGGCCGATAATAACATCGCCATTATCAAGCGTCGTAACCGTAGTGCCGTCTTCAGTCTGCACTACATTAGGTTTTGAATAATCCTCTGGCGCACCCAAGTCTATAGGCTCAACAGAAACCTGCGGCGCATCCTGAAAAACAGGCGCACCTTTCCAGTCGCGGGCGATTGGCATTTATGATGATTCTAATATAGTGTGGGGAGGCGCATGAGCGCAGAAAGGACGAATTTATATTACGTTAGCATTAAATCCGCTTTTTATCAAGCGGGTAATTTTACATTCCATCCCGCAATTAAGCACCATTCAAGTAAACCCACTCGCAAAAGTCCAATGATATTGTTATACCGTTCGCTTCGTTCTCCATGCTCTATGGCAAGCTCTGCAAAAGTCTTATCGTTGTCACATATAGCCTTACAAACTGAAAATGCTACAGTATGATCTTTAGCCATTAATTCTTGCCATACCCTGAATCTTTTTAGAACATCCAACACAAAATCATTGTATTCGCTTGCGCTGATTCCGGGCAATTCCCCATACTTAAATTGACGATAATTAACCAAACCGCCATATGACACGCGAATCCCTATAGCTATTTGAATCATTGCATCAATTTCCTGATCGGTAAGCCTCTCCATAAGCCTGTGGACTGACTTGCGCATGAAGAACGCACGATATGTCCGTGCCTGAGAAAGTTTCCGTAAGGCAGGGACTACACTATCAACGGGTGAAAACTTCTTTTTGGGGAGTTTTTTCATACGGGATAAAGCGGGTCGGGATCGTTTCCGGTGAATATTGAAGATTCCATTTCGGCACGTTGCGTTTCTTCCGGCATAAGCGCAAGACCGAGTTTGCGGAGATACCCAAGGCCCATGGTAAGGGCGTCTACCATATCATCGTGTTTTGCCTTGGGAAAGCTACTGCATTGGTTAATGCATGCATCTACCCAACTCCTGTCAGGAGCATAGACGCAATTCGCTGAGAATAGTGGAACAACGGCATGAGCGCGCGCCGTCTTGCTGGTATCGGCGGGATAGGGGAAAATCTGAAATTCCTGTGGACTGCAAATGCGTTGCATCTCCTGCAATATACTCTGCCCGCTGGCCTTATCTTCAATGATTGCAACATCCACTTTCCTTCTGCGACAAGTGGCAATCGTTTTTTCCAGCAGGTCATTAAAAGCAAGACGCTCATTCCATACTTCCACTAGCATGATTTTGCTTAATCCCTGCCTGTTTTTGAATACACCAAGCACTACGCAAGCGGATGGATCGTTTTCTTCTTTCTCCTTAAAAGCGGTATCGAACGAAGCCACTACATATTCAAAATCAGGGTAACTCGGCTGCATGGCAACTTTCATCGTGCCATCCTTGCCGCGCCATTTTACCTGTTTCATCCATATTTCCTCTTCACCTTCAGGGGGCCATAACTGCCACCATTCACGCTTGATGATGCCGCCCCCGCGCGGTGCTGGAATTTGCTGATATTGGCCAGCATACGCATATGGCCCTTTGATTTTCTGAAGGCCCTTAACAACATCGTAAGAAAATCTTTCTTCCCACGCCAACTCGCCCTCTTCAGTGCGCGGGTCTTCCCATCCGATGTCTGTAGAGCATTTACGCATCGAATCAAATTCCATCGGAACCATGACATGAACATATCCCGTGCCATATTCCAAAAGTGTGTTCGTCGCGTCATCTTCGCTGGTGCGCTGCTGAATATTCACTATTACGCCCGTCTGCATATTATTAAGACGATCAGGCATCGTTTCGCGTAACCATGTATTTGTTGTCAACATCACGGCTTCTGATTCTGAATCATCCGTTGAATTTGCATCGTCTATCAATATACGGTCTGCACGCTCGCCAGTACCCATGCCGCCTATAGAACTGGCTATTTTCCATCCCGTCTTATCGTTTGAAACCTTGATAACGCTTTCCTGTTCCACCTGAAATACATCTCCCCACTTTGCCTGATAATCGTCATGAAGGATTATTTTAAGAAAACGTCCGTTATCACGTACTGTGAGGCGTTGCGAGTAGGAAAAATTTAAATAACGCAGATGCGGCATCTTTTGCGGCCCCCATTCCCACGCGGGCCAAAAGACGCATACACAAAGGCTTTTCATAAATCCGGGGGGCACATTAAAAATCACTTTCCTGATAATACCGAACGTAATCGCTTCAAGGTGCAAGCATATCGCATCCAATGGCCATCCCCACACTAAAGGCGTTTCAGGTTCAACGATATGCCAATGTTTCTTGATAAATTCCGCTAATGATTCCTCACATGCCTCTTTTTCACGAACAATCTCCAACCTTTCCTTCAGGGATTGAAGAAGCGCATTATCAGGAAGCGGTTGTAGAATCTGTTGCTTTGCCATCTTCTTTAATCGTATTCGGCTTTATGTAGAATGTCTTTTCGCCCACATGGCCTAGCTGCGTAGACATATCAAAATCCATCCATATCTTGAAGCCGGATTTGCGTACAAGCTTACAGAAGGTAATATCCTCTCCAAACGCATCACCATCTGCGTAGTTAGGGGGCTCATAGAAAGCTGGCATACCAATTGTCTGAAATACAGTAAGCTTGATAAGCTGGCAGCAGGAGCCGATTAAAGCCATTTCCACTAATCCTTGGCCTGCGCTTATTATCTTATGTGTTCCCGTTGAATCAGGAGGCGCAACGGCAACACCTATGGGAGTGCCGGTTTCATCGCCGCGTTTGCAGGCCGTTGCTGAGATTATATCAAGATTGTAGGAAAGAAACCTGTGCAGCAGAAACGAGGGAAACACCATATCGTTATCGAGGAAAAGTATGTGTGTAGCGCCATTCTTCATGGCGTCCTGCACCAAGCGATTACGGTTACTCGTAATGCGACTGCCCATACAATCGCGGATAATAAACTGGATATTATCTTGCTGTTTTATCGTCAGAAGCATGGCAATAAGGCTTTGCATGAATTCCGCCTTCATGGAACCGTAATGTGGCAATCCGATATAAACTACGCGCTTGGGCGGCCTTACATCCGGTATCTGCGCATCGGGTATAATTTCCTTGACGCGGGCAAACATCTTCTCAGCTTCATCGTATTGCCCGGTAATACGGTAAATGTTACCCCAATTATACATCGCTCTGTCATGGCGCGGGTCTAGCTCTATCGCTTTCTTAAAGCACATACCCGCATAGTCCTGATCGCCCTTGGCCATCTTGAGACAGCCCATATAATGCCAACCGTTAGCAAGTTCTGGATTTTCCTCAAGTATAGAAGCCAGAAGCGAAAAAGCTTCATCGGATTTATTCTCGCGCAGGAGGGATTCTATGAAGGAGAAATCGGTCACAGTTTTAACCTCTCTCTAACACGTTTCAAATCTTCTTGGTACTTCGGCCCGTTGATATATGCCTTATATGCCGCACCGTCATCCGTATGCGAAGGCTGCGTTGCGTAGGTAGTATCAAATTCGGCTTTCCCTACCTGCCAGTGGCGATGCTCAAGCAATACGTCGCTGCAATATCGTGCCAAACCTAATTCAAGAGCGAATGTGCGCCATATCAAGTCAGCGCTGCCCCGTTTTATGTATGGCGGGCATAGCCATCCCCATGCGCGTACCAGATCGCCGCCAATAAAGGGATGCGTTGCAGCAAACCTGTCCTGATGAATTCCATCATCGCCCCATGCCACGCAATAGGGAATACAGGCGTCACGCAACCGAACATCCCATTTTTCCGTCATAGGAGCTACATCATCGGCAATCAGCGCATACCACGGCTCATTTGGGTTTTCTTCAACCACGCCATTCATTGCCGCCGCTAAATCACGGCATTTTTTATTAATCTTAAAATTCCAAGTAGCAGGAAAATTCCTTATGATTCTTTCGTAAACAACAAAATTATCCTCGTCGATCACTACGGTAACGGGCAGAGTTGCAGCAGTGACTTCATACGCCTTAATAAAGCGATTCAGGCTATCAGGACGGCCACGGGTAGGAAGGATAATCACAACAGCCCTCTTTCCTGTAAAATATGCTTCTGCGTCACTTTGGAGAATATCTCAAAACCTGCTTCTGCAACATTCTGTACACCATCCTGCAACTTCAAGACAGTGTGGCAGGTTTCAACAATATTATCATAATTGCAAAACAGCGCTGCGTTATAGTAAGGCTTCTCAAGTTCCTTGTCTGCACCATACTCGGAAACCACGCATACCTTATTCGCAAACAGGTGGGAGCAGCGGATAATCTCAAAAATAGCAGCCTGATAGTAGTGAAGGTTTAGCACCAATTTGCTCTGCGCAATATACTTATCCCGTTCTGCGCCGTACTTTCCAAATAGCGTAAAAATATTAAGTCCGGTTTTCTTCAGGTCATTGAGGATTCTTTCACGGCGAATATTGAGCGACCCATAGAAAAGAACGTCTATTTTCTTTTCCTGATCTAACTCTATATTGCCCATGGACGGACAATATCCAATCGGCACGTACTTGGCCTCAATGCCAAATCCTTTGAGTCTTTGCACGTTTAAATGCGAGTAATCCCATACTTCATGCTCGCGGAGCATCTGAAGGTAATGATTCGTCATCCAAGCGTTGCCGGTGAGCGTATCAATTTGCTCGGTCTGATAGATAACGGCATCGGCAGGTAGTTTTATAATCTCTCCATCAGTCAAATGTGCGCCGAAGACAAGCGGCGCACTGTAATGTGTCTTCGGATCAATCGCCATGGGAACGTTAAGTGCGTAATAAAAACCTGTAGCAACTTCCCTGAAAGCCTCGCTATGGATATATCCTTCAGGCTTAACAAGCCATACAGATTTCACCGTGCTCATTGATACGCCTCATCATTGAAGGCGATATACCTATTCTTCGCGGCATCACGGTTAGCGCCATACCAAGCAATCGTGTCGCGTATGCCGTCTTCAAGGCCCACCCGCGCATGAAATCCATAGCCCGCAGCCTTGGTCATATCCATCACGCGCTGATTATCGCCTCCCGGCATCGTCTGATCCCATACTATCTCACGCGGCCCACCGGGAGCATGTTTGGCTACAAGCTCTGCTACATCGGCAATCGTCACGGGATTGCCGCTGCCTAAGTTTATAGGTTCATGAATACCTTTCTCAACGGCAAGCATCGTCCCCGCTGCAACGTCTTCTGCATGGATGAAATCACGGTATGCCGCACCGCTTCCCCAGACCGTCAAAGGCCCATCGTTCTCCACTACGCGGGCAATTAGAGAGGGCAATACCATAGCCGTTTCCGAGTCAAAGTTATCCCATGGCCCATACACATTGGCTGGCCTCACAATAGATGTCCTGAAGCCAAACTCTTCTGCATAGGCAGCCGCCTGCAATTCTCCCATCCGCTTCGCCCATCCCGCATACCAGTCATTAGGCGACGGAAAGCCATCCCACATATCGCCCTCATGAAAGACTTCCGCAGGCGGATAGACCCCTACGGTGCTGGTATAAAGATAATGCTTCACCTTGGCGCGTCTGGCCGCCTCCATCATGTTGATGGAAGTCTGTAATATCGGAGTGAAAAACCTCGCCGGATATTTCTTTGTGGCAGAAGGCGAACCCTTAACGCCTACAAGGTTAAATACAATATCCTTGCCTTGGCATGCGCTCTCGCAATTCGAGAATTCCCTTAAGTCGCACCTGTGGTTGCCATCCATGGAGGCATTGTAAACAATAGCATCACGCCTGCGCAGCATTTCTACCAGCGGACGGCCTATAAGGCCGGTGCCGCCTGCTACCAATACTTTCTTGCCCTCATAGAAGTTTTTCACGCGAAATTTTCCCGTCATTTATTTTCCTGAAACCACTTCCACGTTTTATGGATGCCCTGTTCCAGCATCGTTATCGGATGCCAGCCAATCTGTTCCTGCGCATAGGAACAGTCCAGCGACACACTCATGTCAATCGTTGGCTTACTTGTATCGTAGGTTATATTGATTTTCTTTCCCGATGCCTCAATTATCTTGGCCACAAGTTCATTGATCGGCGTTGCCGTTCCACTGCCGCAGTTGAATAATTCATAGGAATTTTTCTGCCGTTCTATGGCGCACTGGACGAATGAAACCAAGTCGTCAATGTAAAGTAAATCCCGCGCCTCGGTGCCGTTGCCCCATACAATAATATCCTTATCGGCCTGCGCAACCTTCGTCATCGTAGCGCCAAACACATGCGTGCGCTCAAGATCAAATTTATCGTAAGGCCCGTAAAAGTTACTTCCGCGTATCACGGTAAACTTTGTTTCGCCAAGGCCAGCGTAAAAGGCGCACATTTTTTCATTGTACAGCTTGGTATTCACCATCCCAAAATAGCGCGGATGCGGGAAGACTTCCGCCATCTCGTTTACATGGCCACCGCTGTACATCGTCGAGCAACTGAAATAAACGACCTGCTTAACCTTATGCTCGAATGCCGAACGGAATATATAGGCATTCATCACCGCGTTATCCGTCACGTGAATCCAAGGCTTGCCAAACGTGTCCTGACAGCCCGACGTTACCGCCGCAGCCTGAATGACAATATCCTTGTCCTGCATAACGGCATCGACATTCTCAGGATCGCACAAATCCGCATGCAACCATTTTACGTTAATATGCCTCCATGGAAGCTTTTCATGAACCACACACGTAACATCATAGCCGGGATGTTCAGCGAGTCGCTTTGCAATATTGCGTCCAAGGAAACCCGTTGCGCCTAATACCAAAACCTTCTGTTTCATAGCCAACCTATTTCCTTTGCTGCATCCTGAAAATAACCGGGAAAGAATTTCTTTGGGTCAATGCGCTCTGTGACGGTGCCGCGATTAAATAGATCAGCGCCGGTCTTCAGGCATTCAGCGATGTGATCGGGAGATTTGAATTCATCGCTGTTTAACTCCTGATGCGAAAAATTCTCCACCTTGTTCCTGATTGCCTTCTCGCCGCCCATATAACTAAGATGCCAGCCGCCATCCGGCACAAAACCGCACATATTACGCCTATTACGCATCTCCTGCGCCCCTGTCAGCAAGGCCATCCGCACGGTAGTCAGTATCGTTCCGTGCCAATGCTCATGCCGCAGGTTCGTCAAGTCGTAATAGAAAAACGCCTGCCTGCATGCCACGATAGCATCCGCCGTAATCCATTCCGTTGCCCACTCTATCGCCTTGCGCGAAGGGAATTCGTCCACATCCCCCATCATGAACGTATCTTCCTGCTTGATGCCAAGTTCCAATATATCCTTGCGCGGTGCAGTCAGAATATCGGTAAGGGAATTGCGTTGAGTCTTCTCCACGTGCCACCAGACGGAATTAGGATCAAACTGCTTGGGCTTCTCGGAAAAGTCCAGATGCGATACATCTATCCGGACTGGATGATGGATAATCTTATGCTTCCACGGCGCAAAGCGTTCGCGGTTGTCCCAATAATGAAACGGCTTATCCTTGCCGCTAAAAGTCTTATCAGCTTCGCAAATGATAAACTTATCGACATAGGGGGAAAGAAGACGAAGACGAAACTCTAGTATGTCCAATTCCGAGTCAAACAACACCGCATCCAAAAGCATTACAACGTCCTTACGATAAGATAGTTTTGATAACTAAGAGGCCAGACACGATATTGGCTATCCACCATCGTCGGGACTCCATGGCAATTCTTCAACAAATCATCCGCCAGCAGCTTATCAATTATAAAATCATCAACATGCGTCAGCGGATGCGCGGTGCAATTCGGGCCAATTGCATATACTCGCGGAAATAAAAACGCGGGGGAAAAATCTTTTACTTTAGGGGGATTTTCTTCTGAAGACATCGGAGCGCCCGGTGTTTGAGTTGCAGTATATTAATCTAAGTCGTCTGAAATTTCAACATGAATTCATCAAAGCAGTCTCCGACATACTCACAATCATCGCGCGACACGCCCTGATGACAGCCTATGGCAAAGCCTCTGTCCATGATCGTGTTGCTGTTTTCGAGGCTGCCTGAAACGCGATGCTCATACATTTTCATGGCCGGTTGCCGCGCCATATTACCCGCGATGATAGGCCGCGTCTCTATGCCTTTCGCGTTCAGGAACCTTACAATCTCTGCCCGCGTGAACGGCGTATCCTTAAGTATGATCCCGAATCCAAACCAACTGCTTAATCCAAAGATTTGCTGTTGCTGCAATATAAAATAATCCGAATACCTCTCAAGGCGGTTTCTATAGGCATGCGTCACATTACATCTATCCTGTACAAAGCCATACAGCTTCGGTAACTGTACCATGCCCATTGCGGCCTGTATCTCGGTTGGCCGCAGGTTATAGCCGATATTCACAAACAGGAAGCGCGGATCGATGTTCGGATACAAGTCTGCATATTTCTGGCTATTATCCGCCTCGCGTGACCAGCCGTGCGCCCTGAGTATCCGCATCAAATCGGCAAACTCTGCGTTATCCGTCAGGCACAGACCCCCTTCAAACGTGGTAATGTGATGCGAGTAGTACAGGCTCATGGTGCCGACAATACCAAAACTGCCGGTATATTTATTATCTATGCCCGCACCCATAGACTCGCAGGAATCCTCAATAACATATAAGCCATGCTTCCCGGCCACCTGCATTATACCGTCATGGAAACTACCATTCATGTGGCACGGATTGCCGTACACATGCACCAGCATGATAGCCTTGGTTTTATCGGTGATCGCCGCTTCAATCGCCTGCGGCGTGACGTTGAATGTGTTTATATCGCAGTCCACAAACACCGGCACAAGGCCGTGCTGTATCAGCGGCCATACGCTCGTTGCCCATGACAGCGCGGGCACAATCACTTCATCTCCGGGTTTCAGCCTGTCATTCCACGCGGGATTACTGAGCGCGGCAACCGCAAGCAGGTTAGCCGACGATCCGGAGTTACACATCACGCAATGCCTGACGCCGAAATACTCTGCGCACATTTGCTCGAACCTGCGCACCTGCCTGCCCATGGTGACATCGCCGGTACGCATCTGCGCTACCATGGCGGAGATTTCCTCTTCGCCAAAGGTGGGAGCGTGAAGTTTTACACTGCGTTCCATTGTCTCTCCAATTGTTCCAATCGTCTCTGCATCGGCGCTATCCCCAGAATCTCCCGCGCCTGAATATCGCTGCAAGGCGCATATCCTTCTATCTTCACGATGCCCGGATGAACGCGGGTTACGATATATCCGTTCACGGTATGTTTTACCTCGTCAGGCATGGCGTCCTCTTCACCTTATCGCGCCAGTATTGTAATAAATCCTGCATGGTAGTCTCAAAGGGTATCTCTGGTTTCCAGCCGCTATGATTACGAAACTTACTGGTATCGAATTTTTGCAAGTCCGCATCAATAGGCCGCAAGCGTTCCGGGTCTATCTCAACATATATCTCGCTACCATCTCCGGGCCCCTGAAATTTATTGCGGGTTTTGCGCTCTGAAAGCGACAATAAATAACCAAGCATATGCCCGACGCTGCGATATTCATCGCCTGCAATATTGTAATATTCCCCGGCAACAGGATTGATTGTTACCAGCATATGATATGCCCGTACCGCATCCCGTACATCGGCATAGGTGCGCAGAGAATCTACATTACCAACTTTCACCACTGAAGGTATCTGACCCGCTTCAATCATCGCTATCTGCTTGGCAAACGATGACTCCGCGAATACATCGCCGCGCCTTGGGCCGGTATGAGTTCCCATCCGCGTCACCATCACGCACATGCTGTAAGCTTCCGCGTAGTGCCGCGCAATCAATTCCGTTCCCACCTTTGAAATCGCATACGGGCTGGATGGGTGAAAACTACACTCTTCGTCAATCGGCAGCTTCTCTTCAGGCACTCGGCCAAACACTTCCGACGACCCGCATACATGAATCACGGCGCTACATGCATCCGCCTTGCACGCCTCAAGCACCCTGTGCGTGCCTTGTACGTTCGTCTCGTAGGTATCAAGCGCCGCCGTGAACGATGTTTTCGGATACGACTGCGCCGCCAGATGAAACACGTAATCGGGAGCCGCTTCACGCACTGCCGCGTTTATCGAATCGGAATCCCGCAAGTCGCCGTACAGCAGCTTCACCCTCCCGCCTTTATTTACTTCCGGCAGAAGATGTGCTATGTTATCCAGAGGCGAACGCCATCTGATTAATCCGTAAATATCCCAATCGGTGTGCCCAAGCAGGTAATCCGCAAGATGCGACCCCACCATTCCCGATATGCCCGTAATGAAGCAGCGCGCTTTCATTCTCAACTAATAACATGATACTCTCCAAGACGCCATACCGTATTTCCTTCTTCGGCGGCGGCTCGGACTTCCGCGAGTTCTATGAACAACACGGCGGCAAGGTGCTATCGGCCACGATCAACCACTACTGCCGCATCATGGTGCGCAGGCTACCCCCGTTCTTTACCGAGAAGTCCCGCGTCATCTGGTCGCAGATAGAAAACGTATCCGACATCTGCTACATCACCCACCCTGCGGCACGGGCCATCCTTTATCACATGGCCGAAGACCGTATCGAAATCATCCACTCAGGCGACCTGCCAGCCCGTTCAGGACTAGGCTCAAGCTCGGCCTTCACGGTGGGGCTACTCAATGCCATGCATGCACTCAGGATGCCCCACTATGCCTTGCCCGACCTTAACGGACTGTCACTTGCTCCCAAGCATCTCGCCACCGAAGCAATCTGCATCGAACGCGACATCCTGCGCGAAAACGTAGGCATCCAAGACCAGATTGCCTGCACATACGGGGGCTTCAACAAGACCACCATCCATACGGACGGGGCATTTACGCTTGACCCCCTGAAGCCCGACAAGGCGCTGCAAGACCACCTGCTGCTGTTCTTCACCGGCATCACGCGCAACTCTTCCGATATTGCCGCCCAGCAGATAAAGGAAATCCACACCAAGACCGCCGACCTGAAGCATCTCATGTCGCTTGTCGATACCGCACTCGCCTCTCCCCTTGAAGACTTCGGCAGACTCCTGCATGAAAGCTGGCTCATCAAGCGCAAACTGTCGCCGTCAATCACTACGGATTTTATCGACGGCATATACACGAAGGCTCTCAATGCCGGTGCAGAGGGAGGTAAGCTGCTCGGTGCCGGTGGGGGTGGGTTCATGCTGTTCTTCGCCAAGCCTGAGTATCATAAACATATCATAAAATCGTTAGGACTGCTGCACGTCCCGTTTCAATTCGAGAGCAAGGGTTCACACATATGTCACGCATAGTATGCTGTAGCGGTGGGTTCGATCCGCTCACTTCAGGCCACATAGACTACATCGAAGACGCCGCCAACTACGGCAGGGTTATCGTCATTCTTAATTCAGATGAGTGGCTCATACGAAAGAAGGGCTACCTGTTCATGCCTTGGCCGCAGCGGGCAAAGATACTATGCGCCCTTCGCGCAGTATATGGGGTAATCTCGGTAGATGACTCAGACGGCTCTGTATCTTCCGCGCTACGCCACAGCGGCGCGTCATACTTCGCCAACGGCGGCGACCGCACGGCAGATAATACGTTAGAGTTAGACGTATGCCGCGAACTTGGCATTACACCGTTGTTTAACATCGGCGGGGGAAAAACGGCCTCAAGCAGCGAACTGGTGAGGGCGGCATGCAGGCAGATGAACTGATAGCTTTCGAGCGTGACATAGCCAGCCTGTACAACGCGGGTGCCATACGCGCCCCCATCCACCTGTCGTCCGGTAATGAGCAGCAGTTGATTGAAGCGTTCAAAGGCTTCAAACAAAACGACTGGTGCTACTGTACATGGCGTTCCCATCTGCATGCCCTGCTGGCCGGTGTACCCGCAGCCAAGGTCAAGGCCGCTATCATGGCAGGCAGGTCTATGACGCTCTGCTTTCCGGAGCATCGGTTCTTTTCATCAGCCATCGTCGCCGGGTGTTGCCCTATCGCGGTGGGTACGGCATGGCAGATCAGGCAGCGGGGCGGGAAAGAGCGCGTGTTTTGCTTCCTTGGCGACATGGCTGCATTGACAGGACTTGCCTTTGAATGCGGCAACTATGCCAAGTGGCATGACCTGCCGATAACATGGGTAGTGGAAGACAACGGCATGAGTGTATGTACCGATACGCTTGACGCATGGGGCTGCAAAGAACCACGGCAACAGACGCAGGCCATCGCTACAGGATACAACTACGTTTTGGGCTATCCTCACTCAGGCGCGGGCAGGCGCGTGAATTTTTGACAGGAAACTCCGCATATTCTGACAACCTCTGCAAGGCTATGGCTTTATTCGCCTCACAGCCTAACGCCGTAGTGGTGGGGCAGGCCGTGGCATGTCCGGGTACTGCTATGTTCAACACGCTCCGTGACGTTCCCATGTCGCAGCGCCTTGAGTTTCCGGTCGCGGAAATCTTCCAGCTTGGCTTCTGCACCGGCATCGCATTGTCTGGTGGACTGCCGTTGTGCATCTTCCCCCGTATCAACTTCATGCTTGAGGCCATCAGCCAGCTTGTGCAGCATCTGGACAAGATACCGCTATTCAGCGACTACCGGCCTAAAGTGCTGATTCGCACCGCCATCGCAACCCCGATACCGCTAGACGCAGGCCCGCAGCATCTTGGCGATTACACGGATGCGGTGAAGGCGATGCTGTCAACAGTGCGGGTTGTGAGACTAACAACAGCGGAAAGCGTGCTTCCGGCCTATCAGGAAGCCATAAACTGTGCTGATTCTGTGATTCTGGTTGAGGACATGGGTTTATATTGAACGTGCATTCAGTTTATCTATTAGTTGATTTATCATGTGCATGAGAAATAAATACCAATATATTACAAACACTTAAATATCGTGTAATATTTATTATGTAATAGGATACTTTATATACTATGTATAAAAAACATTTGTTTCCTATTTCCAATATAAATCATTTTCTAGCTATGGTTTGAGATTTCCGCTACCACCCTACCTAACCACCGCTCTCAACAAACCCTATAAGAGCCTCTAGCTCCCTGCTGCCCATTTTCTCAATCCCCTTTTGCAGCATTGAGCGCTTATCGTTTATCTCGGCCATTATCGCCTGACGCTGAATGCTCTTCCCCTGCTTTCTATCCAACCACTCCCGTATGGCGTTTAAAACGGCCTTATCGTCATCGCTGGTAAGCGCCATGATAGCCAGAGCGTCTAGCATAGCCTGAGCCTGTTCTTCCTCGCTCATGGCAAGCACACGCAGTTTATCCGGGTTTATGCGCTCAAGTAACGTTCTGAGTTCTGCACGTGGCATTTCTTCGAGGCGAGATAGAAGGGAAGCGTCGATGGACGCGGGGTTGGTTGCGCTTTGTGCCGTAGCTTGGCTATTAGAGCCAGTTTCACGCTTGTTTGTCTTAGGCAGCGGATCGCCGGTCAATGGGTCAAATTCATCGCTCATAAGCGGGATTATAGCATAATAATGCCATTTATCAATGAGGTAACGGAAATATGGCGTTGTTACCTCTTTGTTACCTATTTGTTACCTAACTATATATATATATTACAATAACATATTAATAATAATCATAAAGGTAACATAGGTAACAATTATCATATACACACGCGCACACGCGCACACGTATACCTTTTGGGATTTCTGTTACCTCTTAAACACTAGGCTCACAGCCACTTCCAAGGTAACAATGGCTCAAAACCTCACTTTTGTCATAATCATCATTGATATGTAATGATAAAATAGGTAACAGGTTTTATTTTCACGTACCATGTACGATTTATCTTGTGTTATTCCTATATCCGTATATTGTACGTCACATAAGCAATTAAGCTTATGAATAACAACTAGGAGAGTTTTTATGTCAGTCGTTTCCAATTTAATCACCGATGCTTCTTTCACCGTCATCAATGGCGCTGCCGATGCGCTGCCGGTAATCGGTGCAACGTATCGCACTGCCGCAACATCCAAGGGCCAGATGGACGGACGTTTATCGCGCCAGTGGTCATCGCGCCCGGACGATCAGCGCTTCACGTCTTTGCAGGACTTGCGCGATTTTGTCGCCCATCGTACTGAATTATCGCGTGCGAGCGTGATTGATACAGCAGGTATCCGCGTGCTGCCGGATGCTGAGACGAACAACATCACGCTTGACCTTGGCAACGGCGAGCGGCCCATGGAAATGTCGCACTGGTCTTTCGGGCAGATTTGCCAGTTGACGGGCATTCCTGCAGAGTATCTTCGGAAACTGCCTGCCAAGCTTGCTGCGATTAATCTTCAGCATGGCACTATGGCTTATGCGGGCAATCAGTTGCAGGCTTACACCTACCACAACGGCTCTGATACGGTTCGTTCGTTCAACGGTGCTGGTTATGGCCGTCTGTTTGACCTGCAATTCATTGACCAGTTGCTTGTACTCTCGCAGCAGTATGGCCTTAAGACTCCGGGGCAACTTGATTGGGCTTCACAGTCAGGCGGGACTGTTGCCTATAACCCCTACGTCGATACCACGAAAGACAATACCACGCTGTTTGCTTCCGACAGGGATTTCTTTGTTTTCCTTTGCGACGATACTCGCCCGATTGAGATTGGCAAGCTGGCGGACGGTTCTCCTGATCTGGTGTTCAAGGGCATCATGGCGTGGAATTCCGAAGTAGGTGCGGCAACGGGCGGTTACGATACCTTCCTGCTGCGCGGTGTGTGCTGCAATCGCAATCTCTGGGGTTGCGAGCAGTTGACCAAGTTCAAGCTTCGCCATACCAAGAATGCGCCCGTGCGTTTCGATCAGGAAGCCCAGCCGATGCTCAATCAGTTCGTCAACGGCTCTTCGCTGGGGATTATCTCCAAGGTGCGTGTTGCCAAGGAAACGATTGTGGCCAGCAATGACGACGAACGGAAGGATTTCCTGCGTGATAAGGCGAACGTCACGGCGAGCATAGCGGATCGTGCCTTGAAGGCTGTATTGCAGGAGGAAGGGCACCCGGCAGCATCCGTATGGGATATGGTGCAAGGCTTGACCGCAACGGCGCGTAAAATGCAGCATCAGGATGCGAGGGTTGACCTTGAAGAGAAGGCAGGCAAGCTCATGAGCAAGCTTTCCGCTTAGTTACCAGCACAGAGGGGCAAGGCTTAGGCTTTGCCCCTCGATGCTGGCAATCAAGCACAGCGATTTTACAGGGGTTTTTATGTACGAAGTACGCTCATATCTGACAACGGAAACATGCGAGGGTTATTTCGATATGACTGAATGCCAAACGAAAAAGGATGCAATCGGACGCGCTAAACAAGCTCTTACGGAGGCTTATCAGATTGCCAATGAAGTGCCGGTTAAGTTGGTAACAATCGTCAAAGCCGGAACTGACGATGTAATTGAAGAGTTTCACTATGAAGATGCAGCGCAGCATTTTGAATACCCTCCGAAGACAAAACAAAACGCAATCGACGCCTATATAGAAAAAACCGCCTATGCGAATGAATTGGTACAAATACTAAAAGACCGCATTGGGGATCACATGGGAACCGACCCGGACGATATTACATGGGCGCATGTCGGTACGCTTAACAAGGTGATTGCCGACACGAAAGAGATTCTTAAATTCATAAACGCAATATAATTAGCATCGCGTAAGCCACTCTTGACGGGGTGGCTTATCGCTGGTAGTTATCGTACAAACTACGGGGTATATATGACCAAGGAAGAACTAATCGAGTTACGCAAAAAACTGCATATGACGCAAGAAGAGTTCGCCCCATTGCTAGGCGTCAAGATGGATGCTCTATCGGCATGGGAGCGCGGTAAAACCCCAATAAGTCGCCCCTCTGAAATGCTGGCGTTGCAACTTAAAGAAGCTGCGGTGTAACTTCTTCATCTTCAAATATTACCTCGCCTATAGGCAATAAAATCGCACGGACTTTACACCCATGCGCGAAGTGCTCATTGCTCTTGCTAGGAATGGCAAACGTCAAGCGTTTAAGCGTTTGTTGCCAGTTATGAGGCCAGCGCGAATTTTTAAGAATTTCGGCAAGATGATTATTGGCATTTGCAATATAAATAAAATTATCTTTCACCTTGATGCCAGTGTTACCTAGAATTGTTCTGCATTCCGCAATATTAGACCGTCCCTTGTGAACACAATAGCACATTTCTGCAATGCTTAATTCTTCAAAGCCTCGCTCTTTCGGAACGCGCATTACATGCTGCATAATTTTATCTAAAAGCGAGTGCTGATCATTTGTCCCGTTCGCGTTTTCTTTCTCGGTGCTGAAAGTCAGATCGTCAATAATCCATTGCGCATCTTCTGGGGTGTATTCTTTGATTTCATAAAAGCTTTTATGTCCGGCAAGCAATGCGCCATACTGATCGCCTAATCGCCTGTCACCTGTCTTTGCCTCAATCGCATGTGCAAAGGTTTTTGCGTTCGCCACTATCAAGGGAACGGCGGAAAATATACGCTGGTAAAGCGCCTGGACATATTCATCTGTAAGCAGGGTATCCATTTGCAAGGTCCATGCCTTATAGACATCACCTGCAAGTTTATTGCTTGATAGTTCAATATTAGTAAAGCGCGTGCGATCCGCTGTCTGTACAAGAGCAGAATTGATACTGCTTAAACAAAAGGGCGAGCGTATTTGAAAATTGAGCGCGTTTCCTGTCGGCGTACCTTTTACAATGCGGCTGTCATCGTCACTGCTTGCCTGCCTTGCGAGTGTAAGAATTGATTGCACGCGGCTATGACTGGTAGCGTCTTCGCGCTCCGCTTCATCCATCACCACGGCAAGGCAATCAGCTTTAAGCGTTTGCCTTATACCTGCCTCTGTGCTTACGGATTTAATATAAAGGCAATTGTTAAGAAGTATTCGCTTGATGATGCCGCTCAATGTGGTCTTACCGCTTTGCGCTGCCCCTGTAAGCCAGATATGAGGCCGCCAAGGGAGGGCACCGCCTATCAAGGCGCACACAAGCCAGCCTGAAAGCCAGATCGCTTGCTCCGGTACTTCCCAATTTAATTGCTTTATGAGATCGGGAAATATCGCGCCTTGAACATCGCCAAGCGGATCGCATGTATCAAAACCTAACGCCTCGGCAAGTTCATAGACATGCTTCCCCGGTGTCAGGAATGGCTTATACTCAATGCCTGCGATTGAAACCTTATCCCCGTAATGGATAACAAGCCCTTCTTTGTTAAGCCAAACGCCACGACCTCGGACGCGGTTTATATTGAAAATCCCTGCTTTCTGGCAAGATGCCATAAGCGAAGATGCAGCGGCGTTTTCGTCAAAGTCACCTTGCTTTGTCGTCGGGAAGTTACCAGCCCAATAGGTATTAGGCGCAAGGCGGTATAGGTTCTTTTTGCCATGCGATCCCGCGCCAAGCGCAACAACTGCTTGCTCCCCGCGTGAATAGTAGTAATAGATGCCTACGCCTCCTGCTGAATAACCTAAACACCTATAAGGGGGCGGCTCTACTGCTGCCCGTTGTTCCGGTGTTTCAGCAGGCGTGTCTTTTTCTTCAGCGGGAGCGGATTTTGTCGCCTTAGCTTTTCGCGGTTTCTTAGGCTTCTCTTCTTTGATTTCTAGGACTTCGGCCACATTATGCGCCTTTTGATAAAGACGCCATCATATAAGGCTTGAATAATCGGATCATCTCTTGGCAAAATGTTCGGACTTTCGTAAGCTTTTCCAATGAGACATATTCAGGAGTAGGGAAGCAATCCAAAGCAAAGAGGATGCCTAATAGCATTCCATAAACTGCATCTTTGTTCCCAAGTAAAAAATCGGCATCCTTATATTTCGGAATTGCATCCATGATAATCGTTTTAAGATCACCAAGGCTATGCTCAATATCCCTGATATGATAAAACTCTTCGCTTGCTGAAACGAAACTGATCCAGAAAGTCTTAAATTCGTCAAAATCCATAATACTACCCCAATTTCATACTGATTTTGCGATAGCGCCATCAATGCCGCAACCAAAGCAATGATAATGTTCTAAGCTTTTATCAACTGTGAAAGAGGGAGTTTTCTCAGAATGGAAAGGACATAAGCCGATATATTCTTTGCCGTGTTTGGTGATTTCTACTTTTTTACCTTGAATTGTAATTTTCATTTGAATGATCCCTTTTGGTGGGATGCCACAGGCAGCGCGATTGGGGCCGCGACTAACTATCCTGCGACACCCCATAAAGATTAAGCTGAGTGAGATTTTCCATAATGCCCCAATTTCATTACAGCAAAAACGCTACGCTTGATTTAAGTCAAATGCAAGGTACAAATGATACCGCACCGCAGCAAAGTGCAGTTGCGATCAACGATTCAGATAATGGTTATGAATCTTGGAAAGGTATCTCAGAAAGCTTATGAGCCGTGACAGCCGCAACTAATGCTTTGCCGTATTCATGCGTTTCATGATAGCCGCAATCGCATCGCACGCTAATTTTCCCGTTCCATTGGTCATCACTTAATCCAGCGCATTGCTTGCATGATGGACATTCAAAAAGAAACTTTCGCGTCTTACCGTCCATAATGGTGCGGAAACGGCAAAGCGCTGATGGTATAAACTGGCTCATGCTGCTGCCCTATGAATAATCACAACGTGCTTATACAATGGCTTCTTGCGAGCGAATACAAGCTGATTCTTGCTTTCTGCCAGTATGCGGTCAACAGTCATTGAAACGATGTTGTAGCCCATACGCCTGAGTCTTTCCTGCTCATTTGCTGAGAACCACTTATTTATTTCTGGCAGTGTTCTTACTGCCGATCCGTAATGCTCGCCGGGAAAACCTAGGCGTTCCACTAAATCATGGCCAAATTCTTCTATCCATGTTGGCATCGCCTCAACGCCGGGGACAAAGAATTCATCACTCCATATAGCAGAAAATCCCGGTTTGAATTGCCCGCGCCCTTCATGATCTTGAATACGATATACGCTTATGTTTCCCATATAGGTATTTCTGTTTGTATTCTATTACTCATCATCCTGCTTCACATGCCCGCGTAACCGGCGTATCTCGGCAAGCGCCAGTCCTAGACCTTCCACAAGCGTCAAGATGTTTTTTTCCAGCGTATCTAATCGCTCACAGATATTTGTAATATCCTGATAAGCGTTAGACACCGTATATTCAGGCGGTGCGGCGGAAAGACTAAGCGGGATTTTCATAGTATCTGCACCCCGCGCTCTTGGGCTGCCATGTAGCCTTGTAGATACCATTGGCGATCATGCCAGTCAGGAAATGGGCATTTGCATGCACGTTTCATCATGTAATCGGTTTCGCCATGTCTATATGCTTTCATAACTTCTCCGATGAAATAGTACAGTTGTGCGACTGCGCCTCGCGGAATATGGCATCCTCTAAGAGTTTGCGGGCCAGAGCCGCCATAGTCATATTGTGTTTAGCCGCGCAAGTCTTCAAAGCGCGATTACTGGATTGTTTTATCCATACTATACGCTTTACCTCGGCGGGAATGAATTTCTCTTCCCCTGAGCGGCCTATTGCGAGCGGTGGGATCATGAGAACCTGCCTCCCTTGCGCTTCTGCTGGCGTTTACGGACATGAAGGGGATTAGAGCGACCTCCCTCCCACATGCCCGCGAAGAACACCAACAGGCAGAAGCATATCCACGGGAAAAGCATTATCCCTCCGCCATATCAGACGCACTTGAAGCATACCGCAGCGGCGAATTATAAGCCCGGTGATACGTGCCTTTTTCGTCGTTCGTTTCCGCGTCCTCGAACTGCATCACAGGCCAAGGGCGCTTTTGCTCCGGTATATATCTGCCCGCAATGCTAGGGCCATCCTTGCAATAATTATCCTTTGCGTTTCTGGTTTTCCCGGCAGGATTAGGATTGCAGCTAGAGCATCTATGTCCGCGCACGTAATACATATGACCGCCACAGAGCATACACGGCTTGCTTTTGAAGTAGGAAGCATCGCCAGCGAGTTTTGCTTCGGTGAAGCCGCGTTTTACGAGGGGAATTATCATGCGAGTATTTCCGCCTTTCGCTTCTCTATGTCTTCAACGCTGTAAAAAAGTATGTAGATTCCGCCGTGGCTTTCGACTTTCTTCTGGTGCTCAATCTGGTATTCGCTTTGCTTATTATTTCCGTATTTTCCTTCCCCTTCGATGTAGGTTCCGCGTGGTGTCATGCCGACTATATCTCCGCTCCCTGTTTTGCCGTAGCGTATAACCCGCTCACTATCCTGATAAGGCTTGAATGCCCCTGTCTTATTTTTCCATACATAGCAGCCAAGCAAGCGAAGATAATCTAACCCGGCATTTACAACCGCGTTCTCTGGCTGGCCCTTTTTACCCTTGCACGGTGCTTTCGGCTTACGCGGATCGCCTTTTGCCGTATTCTTAAAAGACGCCTCGTAGGCAGCTTGCACGCGCTTTTTATATTCGTCATCCATTATCACGTGCCTTTTTAAGAAAATTGGCAAGCCATTCACTACGGGATTTATGTCCTGCTTTGGTTGCATTAGTAGCGATCCATGCGATAATACTATCTGGAAGATTATATGAAACTGGCGAGTATTTTTCTTTTATTTGGCTGTTTTCTGCGGTCTTTGGCTTGTTCATAAGATTTCTGAAAATAATTGTTGCGCTTCGTAATTTTTCTGATAATATCACAAATATTACGAAAGTCAACCGGCCATAAAGGCCACAACGAATAGGGGAATGATATGACAAACCGCATATACCCATCATATACCACCAAGCAGTTGAAAGAAATTGTTGCAGTGGGCAACCTCTCGGACGATATGACCGCTCAAATGAATGCAGAGATTGAGGCCCGCGAATCCGGCTTGTCCGTAACGAAAGTCACGCCTCAGATTATGGGTGGCATCGTTCAGGCCAAAGTTGGAAGGCTCTAATTATGACAAATTTAAACACAATCAATGCCGAGTTAAACTCTTTGCCTTGGGAACCTGCATTAGAAAACCGCATTGTTAACGTAGGGTTGCGCTTTAACCATGCCCGCGTCCTCGACACGGCTAAATTTGATGGCAAGACCCCACAGCTTTACGAGGTCACGAAGATAGCAAGGGGAACTATTTGGTACGCTCCGATCTATGACGCTGGCATTGCCGGAAGCGAAAGGCGCGGTAAGTCTGAGCATTGCCAGCTTGATTACTTTTATAAAATTGCAAAATAAGGATCAGTGAAAATGCGATACACAAAAGAACAGGTCGAGAAAGTTCATGATGCAATAGTGGAATTTTCTCACGAATTAGATGAGATTTTCGGCTATCCACACAGCGTCAAAGCGTTTCCTAGCAAGTTTTTATACGAACTTGAACGCATGGTTATAAATGGCATTTCCAAAGTTCAGGAGACTGCATAATGGCAAAGCACACACAAGGCGAATGGAAAAGAAAAACCATCGGCAATGACGTTGTGATCTATTCCGGCGATTATTACGGCGCTGAGGATAGCTTTACGGTGGCGGTGTTTAAAGATGCCACAGAAGAAGATAAAGCAAACGCCGCCATAATATCCTACGCGCCATTGCTTCTGAAGCATCTTAAGCACTTGGCGGGCGCGTGTGAACGTTTTGCCCCGCAGATACTTACCGACGAAGCAAACGCTGTAATTAATGCTGTGGAGATCGAAGCATGACTCATTCAGGCGGCGAACTTCATAACGTGGGCGATAAAGGGCAACGTTACGCGGTATTTTATCAGAAAACAGAAGAGTCGGCGTTTGAGCCTTTCGGATATTCCGACACTTATGAGGGAGCGCGGCAGATGCTCGACTCAATCGCATTGTGGCCTGCCGCTCGTGCCGGAATGTTTGTTGATAGAGATTCAAATTAACCCAACCGAGCGAGGAGTAGAGTAAATGGCCAAAGCCAAAAAGAAGACCGAAGAATCTGCCATTACCGCTCCTGCGCAGGTAATAACGGCATATAAAGGTTTTAAAATCGGTATGACTTGCCAACCGCAAGGGGTTTCTGAGCCTTTTAAATTCGAGGTAGGCGGAAGTTATGAGCATGCTGGCGCTGTCAAAGCTTGTAATTCCGGATTTCACGCCTGCGAATATCCCTTAGATGTTTTTGGTTATTATGAACCCACATTATCTGAATATGCGCTTGTCGAGCAAAGTGGCACGATAGATAAAAATGAAAGTGATTCAAAAGTTGCCAGTTCGCATATAAGCGTCAAAGCCAAACTCAGTCTTGGCGATTTAATTAAGGCGGCGATAGATTTTACGTTTAGCCGGGTAAAAGATACCGGAGCGGCCAGCAACAGCGGCGACTACGGAGCGGCCAGCAACAGCGGCGACTACGGAGCGGCCAGCAACAGCGGCACTCGCGGAGCGGCCAGCAACAGCGGCACTCGCGGAGCGGCCAGCAACAGCGGCGACTACGGAGCGGCCAGCAACAGCGGCACTCGCGGAGCGGCCAGCAACAGCGGCACTCGCGGAGCGGCCAG